TTATACACTAAGAAAAAGAATAAAAAGACGGCCATTCAGCTCATCTATTATACTTTCCTTGAATAAAGAGTAAGGTACGCTTTTACATACAGGACCTTTCTTAGATAAATTAAGGCAACCATCCAACGAAAAAGGCAAACTGGTCGGGTCATCTTCAAAATCTCTGAAATAACCAACCGGCAGATTAGCAACCTCCTGATTAGGTAATAAATAATTAGCATTGACTGCGGGAAGTAAATTATCCCCGACATTTGGATTATCCCTGATTTCTGTGTTATGCATATCAATCGAACCATTAACCCATCTGACCTGCCTCGCATTAATTATGGTACTACGGTCAATATGTCCCGCAGCATTCACATATTCATGTTGCCAACCAAATCGGGTATGCATATTCAGACTCTGATTACGAACAGATTCAGGCAGATTAGGATTGCTGTACGCATTTAATAGTGAACCATTTATTTCATAAAAATCAGATCCCGGAACTATCGTATATAACCAGACAACATCATCATCCAGAAGCATGATATCTTGTGCAATTCTTTCAATAGCATTTATATTTGATGATGTGGATATTAACCCATCGGTACGGTTCCTGGATGTATCTCCGACAAGATGCGGCAACAACTCTCTGTTATTGCCCCAGGAATTAAATCCGGAATTAAAAATTTCATCCGGAGATCTTGAGTCCAGGCGATAAACCACTTCAGGTACCGGTGGCACAGCAAAAGATAAGGCAGAATTTATTGCTGAAAAGAAAAAAAGTAAATAACTAATCAATCTATTCATCATGGCATTTCATTTCCGTATTTTGTCTGTACTCTCTAAATTACATAACACGAAATATAAATATATTTAGTGCCAGTCAGTGTCATAGTCCATATAGGTTCTGTTTGGTTTCAGTACTCGTTCTGCTACCATAGCTTGTATAATATTTATTACAGCCCCCCTCTTATAAAAATATAAAATTCGTACTTATAAATTCACAGTGAAATGACGGTAAATAATAACCTACCACAGAGATATATTTGATACTTTTTCATTATTTATAAATACATTTTCTTTTTATATAATTTAAAAATTACAGATAATTACAGCAGTGACCGGACATACGAAAGTCTGAATAATTTCCCGCCTGAACTTTACCGGAAGCAACCGGAAAACTCTAATCAGGAGTGTTTCAGATTAGGAGAAGTGGACACAGATAATAAAAAAACCCGCTTTTTTAGAAAAAATCGGTGAACATATTGCCAGCGAAGGGACGACTACAGAGGCTATAAAAAAAGCAATAAAAGACACCATTAATAAAAGAAATATTCACTGAAGCTACGCTCTTCTTATATCTGAACAATCTTAATCGTATACGGTGATGTACAGAGTGTGACTATGAAAATGTTAACTTTGGATGAGTGGGCAGAAGACCGGTACAGGAGCCGCCCGCCTAAACTGGGAACATTACAGCGGTACGCCCGATGTGGTTTGTTTTTCCCACCGGCACAGAAAGAAGGTGGTATTTGGCGCGTGAGAGAAGACGCTGAACTTGTCGGTAATTTAATCTCACCGGTGATCAGCAAAAGTGATAATCCCAGACTGCAAAGGATTTTAACTGATGGCTGCCAGACCCCGTAAAAATAATATCACTATCCCCAACCTGTACCCGTTTTTCAGCAGGAAAACCAGCAAGGTGTACTGGCGGTACAAACATCCCGTCACCGGGAAATTCCATTATCTCGGTGACAATGAGGAAGAGGCCAAAATAATTGCAGTTGAGGCTAATCTGCGGCTGGCTGAACAGCGGAGCCGTCAGGTAATGGCGATCAATGATCGGATGGCAAAAATAAAAGGCAAAGAAATCACGGTTAATACCTGGCTGGATCGGTACCAGAAAATCCAGGCGGAGCGTCTGGCAGATGGTGAAATAAAACAGAATACCTTTAAACAAAAACAGAAACCTGTTGCACTGATGCGTCATGCGCTGTCACAAAAATCATTACCGGCAGTCAATGCCCGTGATATTGCCGATATTCTGGAGCAGTATAAAACCAGTGGTCAGCACCGGATGGCTCAGGTTATCCGTTCGGTATTGATTGATGTATTCAAAGAGGCACAGCATGCCGGTGAAGTTCCGCCCGGATATAACCCTGCCCTCGCAACAAAGCAACCACGGCGAAAGGTAACCCGGCAACGACTTAGTCTGGAAGAATGGCAGAAAATTTATGATATCGCCTGTAAGGACCATAAATATCTCGGAAATGCCATGTTACTGGCTGTTGTTACCGGACAGCGCCTCGGAGATATTTCAGAAATGAAGTTCCGTGATATATGGGATGATCATCTGCATGTTATCCAGCAAAAAACCGGAACACGGCTTGCTATCCCCCTCTCCCTCCGGTGTCAGGCACTCAATATCAGCCTGCGGGATGTGATTGCCGGATGCCGTGATCTGTATGTCAGCAAATATTTAGTCCACTACACACGAAACACATCACAGTCACAACCCGGCGGCCAGGTAACCGCAAATACCCTGACCACCAACTTTAAAAAAGCCAGGGATAAAACCGATATCGATTGGGGAGAAGGTACGCCTGCAACATTTCACGAAATGCGGTCATTGTCTGAGCGTTTATACCGGGAACAGGGAATTAATACCCAAAACCTACTGGGCCATAAAAACCAGCAGCAAACTGATAAATATCATGATGACCGCGGCAAAGGTTGGATAAAAGTGTTGATATAATGTTTTATTTACGCATAGTTAAGCTCGGATATCTGCTTTCCGAGTTACATGTCCAGTTTATGCCAGAAACACACGATTAAGTGTAACTCGTCTGTGATCTAGAATAAATTAACAGTCTCTCGATATTCTTGTTGAAGAGAAAGCATGTTGAATCGCTACGGATAATCTAGACACTTCCGAGCCGTTGATAATACTGGTTTTCATATTCTGTCGGTGACATCTGATCGCTAGAACCATGCCGACGCTTACTGTTATAAAACATTTCGATGTAATCAAAAATATCGCTGCGGGCTTCCTCCCGCGTTCCGTAGATCTTTTTCTTTATCCGTTCGCGTTTCAACAACTGGAAAAAGCTTTCTGCAACCGCATTATCGTGGCAGTTACCGCGACGGCTCATGCTGCCCTCCAGTCCGTGTGATTTCAGGAACGACTGCCACTCATGGCTTGTGTACTGACTGCCCTGATCCGAATGAACCAGCACCTGTTTTTGGGGATTACGCCGCCATACAGCCATCAGCAGTGCGTTCAGGACAATGTCCTTTGTCATCCGGGATTGCATGGACCAGCCGATAATTTTGCGTGAGAACAGATCAACAACCACAGCAAGATACAGCCAGCCTTCGTGGGTCCTGATATAGGTTATGTCGGTTACCCAACGCTCATCCGGAGCATCCGGATTGAACTGTCGCTGGAGCCTGTTGGGCGACACAATACTGGCCTCGCCTTTACGTGCCCGCGGGCTCCGGTATCCGACCTGAGCCTTTATCCCAACACGTTTCATCAGTCGCCAGACTCTGTTGACTCCGCACTGTTGCCCGCTGTCCCGCAGATCCAGATGGATCTTGCGATAACCATAGACGCATCCCGATTCCAGCCAGAACTGTTTAATCTGTCCTGTCAGTCTCAGGTCTGCCCGATGGCGTTGTGAATGCGGCTGCTGAAGCCATGCGTAAAAGCCACTGGGATGAACATCCAGCACCCGACAGAGCAGGCGAACAGGCCAGCAACGGGCGTTGTCACGGATAAAGGCGTACCTCAGTCGGACAGTTTTGCGAAGTACGCCGCGGCTTTTTTTAATATGTCCCGTTCGTCAGTAACCCGCTTCAGCTCTTTCTGGAGACGGCGGATCTCGGCCTGAGCATCTGACTGTTCTTTATGAGTGGAGGAATCCGGACCGTACTTCTTTATCCAGGCGTAAAGGCTGTGGGTGGTGATATCGAGACGTGTTGCAACGCTGGAAACAGAATAACCACGATCAACAACCTGTTTGACTGCTTCAATTTTAAACTCTTCGGGATAACGCTTACCGCTCATGGGCACCTCTCTTTAAGCCATCTTAAATGACTCTGAGGTGTCTGTTAAACCCGTGGCGATTCATGTTGACCAAATTTTAATAATGTTACAAAGTGATTTCTGAAATGGGAGGTGATTGAAAATCAGCTCCGATTTTTTCCTAGAAATATAATGTACCAGTTATAGAGGACGTATGCACATTACAAAGCTTTCCCTAGTAAATTACAGAAACTTCAAAAATGTAAAGTTACTTTTTAATAAGGGAATAAATACAATAATTGGTGAAAATGGTTCTGGTAAGACTAACTTATTCCGAGCGATGAGATTAATGCTTGATAATTCGATACCCCGTTCTGCCACTAAGCTCGCTGAAGGGGATTTTTGTCGAGCATTAGGTAACTGGCGAGGACATTGGATAATTATTAGTATGGAGTTTAGTGACATTGCTGATGATGAAGCCAGCCAATCGCTATTCCTTCATGGTTTAGGAAATGCTGAGGATGAGGTTGTTACTAAAGCAACATACAATCTGATCTTCAGGCCTAAAGCAAACATCCGCCAAGCACTGGCACAGCTTCCGGAAAATAATGTAGATGCTTTAGAAAACTATTTGGAAGTTATAACTATTGATGATTATGAAACCGTCCTTACTGGCAAAAGTGTTGCTGACTTTAATAATCCAATTGTATATAAAAGTATAGTTGGTGATTTCGAAAAAGTCATATTTCCAGTACAGTTAAATAATCCTGACGTTGGAATAAAATTACCAAACATTCTTAATATGCCAAATGAAGTCTCATTTACCTTTATTAAAGCCTTAAGAGATGTAGTATCTGACTTTCATAGCAATAGGCGCAATCCCTTGCTTACGCTATTAAAACGTAAGTCAGGAGCGATTAGTCCGGATGACTTTCGGCCTATTGCTAATTTAATTGGGACTTTAAACAGTAATATTGAAGATCTATCAGAGATCTGTGATGTTCGTGATGATATTGTTACTACTATCAGTGATACAGTGGGTGATACATATTCTCCTAATTCTATTTCAATTCGTTCTGGCTTAACAGACGATGCAGATCAGCTTTTTCAGTCATTAAAGCTGTTTGTTGGTGAGTCAGATGATGATCACGAGGAGTCTATCAATGAAATAAGCTTAGGTGGTGCCAACCTGTTATTTCTCACGTTAAAGTTACTTGAGTTTAAATACCAACAGGCAAATCAATCAATTGCAAACTTTTTATTGATTGAAGAACCTGAAGCACATATACATACTCATATTCAAAAGTCACTTTTCGATAATATTAACTACGAAAATACTCAGATTATTTATTCTACCCATTCTTCACATATCTCAGAAGTAAGCAATATCAATAATATGAATATTATTGGCTTCGCCAATGGTGTTTGTGAGGTATTTCAGCCTTCATCGGGACTCGAAGAAGAACAAATTGGTTTTGTACAACGATATCTAGATGCAATACGAAGCAACTTACTATTCGCGCGAAGTGTTGTCCTAGTTGAAGGTGATGCTGAAGAAATTCTAATTCCTATTCTAGTAAAAAAAGTTCTAGGTTTGAGCTTAGATGAAATTGGTATCACTTTAGTTAATATTAGAAGTACAGGCTTTGAGAATATTGCAATGTTATTCAATGAAAAAAGGATTAAGAAACGTTGCAGTATTATTACTGATCTTGATGAAGCGTTCTTTGATACTACAATTTTGCCAACGGATAACTCGGCAAGTATAAAGAAAAAAGAGAAAGCTATAGGCTCTCAAGAAGCAGGTTTGGCTCGGAAAGTAAGGCTTGATAGCTTTTGTTTAAACAACCCTTGGGTTTTAACTTACTATGCAGATCATACTTTTGAAGTTGACTTTATAAAGTCATCCAATGGGTGTTATCTTAAGAAGATCGTCAGGGATATTTATACTAAACCAGCTACAAAAGACATAGCTACAACGGAACTATCTTCTTCTGATATAGCTACTTCAGGATCTAGAGCGTTAACAATGGCTAATTATCAAGGTAAAGGTTGGTTTGCCATTACACTCGGTAAAGTGATTGACTTTAAAGTAGCCATTCCAAAGTATATTTTCGATGCTATCAAGTTTGCTCATGGGGACTTTAATACAGTACTTACTTTCAAAATACTCAAGCATCGTTATGAATCAATCGTTGAATATGTCAAAGATGGTAGAAAAATCATAGAGAAGCTAGACATAGAAGGAAATACGGCTCTAAAACAAAAATGGGAAAGATACTTGGCTCCATATGAAAGTGGTCTGGCGATATTTACTCCTAAGTGGAAAGCTTTTAACTCAAGAAATGATGATATAAATATTATCAAAGCTGATTTAATTAATGACCTACCTATGGAACAAAATGATATATTATTGAGGATCTAATTATGTTTGTATGGGATGAGGACGACCTAAATGATGAACAAATAGCCGCTATACAACAAGAAGGAAATGTATTTCTTGAAGCATGTCCTGGTAGTGGGAAAACAAGAACACTAACCTACAAAATAGCTCTTGAGCTGTCGAAATTGACCAATGAAAAAAAGTGGATTGTAGCAATTACATATACAAATAGAGCAGCTGATGAGATTCGTGAAAGGATTGAGTTATTAGGTGTTAATACCTCCCAGTTATGGGTAGGAACGATTCATTCTTTTTGTTTAGAATGGATTATTAAACCCTATGGAATATATCATGACAAGCTTAAATATGGCTTCACTATCATTAACTCTTATGATAGTGAAGATTTAATAACCAGTATTTGCCTTAGCCTTCGCCCTCAACAATATATTACCTACTATCAATGTTCGCATTACTATACACCAAGAGGTATTAATATTACAGGAAATAGTGGGAGCTTAGCAGCTAGTGTTCTGGATGCTTATCATCAGCAACTAGACGAGAACCATCAAATAGATTTTGAACAAATATTGTATTTCTCTTACGAGCTTTTGAGTAAAAAAGTAGCTATATCAAGGATACTATCCAATCTATTTTCTTACATATTTATAGATGAGTATCAAGATACGAAAGAGATTCAATATTCAATTGTAGCTTGTATAATGAAAGATGAACTAGATAAGATAAAAGCATTTATAGTTGGTGATCCTAACCAAGCTATATATACATCATTGGGTGGTTATGCTATATCCCATTCAGAACTTGAATCTTTAACTGACGCTCAATTTACCAAAATGTCTTTGGATAAGAACTATAGAAGTTCACGAAGAATTATAGAATATTACCAAAATTACAATGTAAGCCCGAGAGAAACAACTGCTGAAGGTAAAAATAAGAATTATCAAAGCATAATAACTTATGATCAAGTTACTCACAAAGATGATTTAGTAGAGAAAGTTAGTCGATATATTGAACACAATATTAATAACTATGGCATTTCTGAAAATGAAATTTGTGTTATTGCCCCCTGGTGGACGCACTTAGCTGCACTAACACGAAACCTAGTTCATCGCTTGCCTCAGTATAGTTTCGATGGACCGGGTTTAGTTCCTTTTTCTCGAGACGTTGAAAATTTCTGGTATAAGTTAACTAGAATCATTCTTACTGAACCGTCACCTAATATGTATGTCAAACGTCTTAGATGGGCATTCGAAATATTAGATGATTTAGCACTAGCAATGGTGGATGTTGAACCTTTTAGCCCAAAAGATCTTCTTAAATCCATTAACTCTATTTCAATTGAAGAGGAAGATGGGCTTACGTATCTTCGTACATTTTTCTACCAGCTATTTGAAAGCTTAGATTTGAATTTTACACTTTATCCTATGCTACAAGCTCACCACGAATCCTTTTTCAATAGTACTGAAGATCGGATAAACAGATTGCGTAAAGAAAGTGAAGAGTTTGCAACCAATATTGAGTCATTTCGCCGTGCGTTTAAACCTAGAAGTGGAATAAAGGTATCTACAATTCATGGAGTTAAGGGCGGTGAATATGATGCAGTTATATCGTTTGGATTGCTTGAAGGGTTAGTACCAAACTTTAATGATATATCCGAAGACAGAGCCATGAAACTTCTTTATGTCATCGGGTCTAGGGCTAGAAAAAATCTACATTTGATCTCTGAAAGAGGAAGAATGCAAGGCTTTAGTCCAAATCAAACTGAACGTACTTCCACTGAAGTTCTCCAACGGGTGCATTTTTCTTATGATGATTTTACATAATAATCGAAAGTATAAAGTTTTGATTCCGGTATTTTGAATCACTTTAACTAATATACTCTTGGCAAATTAGTAAATAGAATCTAGTAAAATTATGTCTAAAAATAATTAGTGGTTAACGTCCGTTTGTCGCTCAAAGCGACCTTCTCCTTACCCACACATCCGAACTTCAAACCACCCACAGCCTGTACAAATTTCATACCGTTTTGCTAAATCATTTTGCAAACTTTTTGATAACCGTTTCAGACTGAACAATAAAAAACGGGAACTAATAAGTTCCCGTTAACTATTTCACTGTAAACTTAATTACATGTGTTTGATGATTGCGTCACCAAACTCTGAGCATTTCAGCAGTTTAGCGCCTTCCATCAGACGTTCGAAATCGTAAGTAACGGTCTTAGCAGCGATTGCCCCTTCCATTCCTTTAACGATTAAGTCAGCGGCTTCAAACCAGCCCATGTGGCGCAGCAGTAGATTGAAACCAGTTTTGTAACCACATGATTAATATAGTTAAAACACACCAAAAACACAACCTAACACGGGTAAACCTCAGTTTTTCAACCTATTGATTGCTTTGGATTTTGTTTTGGTTTTGATAACCGATGTTTCCATTGAAATATGGTAATATTTCGTACCTGTGGTTTTTATTTATGCACTCCAAGTGATATCCGGTGCAAGTTTAAAGAACTTACTGGCGATATGGGGAGCAGCTCAGAAATGCGAGACCGGTTGCAAAACCACAGAAAACCGAGTGTGTCATCAAAGTACTATGAAAGGTATGACTACTTAATGAAAAGGCGCGAGATCATCAGTTACTGGGAAAAAAATTACTCTCTCTATAAAAATCTGTGCGGACACTTAGTTCGCACAGACCACGCCTACCTTGGGTAGAGGTGTAAACTCAACCATCTATTTTCAATTCTTTTTTTGCTTCAATAATAATTTCTTTGAGTAAATCACTGATTAATTTATCACTTTTAACAGTCACATCAAAACTACTAATTTCATCTTCCCACCATGACGGATAAATCTTTTCATACTCAGATATATATGCTAATAACAACATTGATGCTTTTTTCGATAACGTGAGTGAAGAGAGGTGTGATATTCTTGTTAACTCTTTCCTTCCTGATGAATACTCAGTACGAAGTTCTTCTTCTTCTTCTGGGGATAGCTGCTGAAATGAGTCATCCTTAAATATTTTACTTTCTTCCTTGGCAAGCCAATAATCTTCCGCTCGCTTTATTTTGTATATATTTTCAGTAACTTCCAGAAATGCGTTTAATTTTTTTTCCCACCACTTTTCTTTATAAAATCTCTTTAGTGCGTATCTTGCTGTGAAAAATGCAACCACTGACCCCGTCAGCAGCCCAGCCACTAATGACGCACCTGTTTTTATGAGAAAATCACCAAGTATAATATCCATAAATTTAACTATAAATTAAAAAACGATGAATTATAAAGACTGAAACTATACCATAATAAAAATTCATATAAAACTTCTGCTTTAATATACTTTTCGATTAGCAATAGCCATTTAATTTGACATGAGAAAATAATACCACTGGCTAATGTTGGTTATATTATTCACATACATTTTTTCATGCGACTCTTCCATGATAAGCGAATATCCTTATACTGAGATAACTTCAATATTTGGGTATCATTAATCAACTGAAACAAAAACAAACAGTAACGAGGTTATATGTTTAATCTTGCACATGTTAAAGGTAACAATACAACTGGTGTGCATATGCTCCAGCGTAATCGCAAAAGTGGTGGTTTTTGCATTAGAACCAGTCCTGATACGTTGAAAGCGTTCACATCTGTTGAAATACCGCCCGCATACCGCACCCTTTTCAAGGGAAAAAATGAGCTTTATGAAGCTGGACCATATGAATCCATTGAGGAAGGCGCTAAAGAGTTATGTCTGTTTATTGAGCGGATCTACGGTATTACGTGCATTTGGGATCCTATGAGAAAATAATAAATACTTTCCATTTGGCGATAGCCGCGCCTGGCCCCCACCAGCGCGGCTTTGTTTTATTCCCCTGAATCTCCGGCCTGATCTGCTGCTTCCTGCTCCTCTCGCTCTGCATGTTCACGCTCCATCTGTTCAGCCAGTTCACGTTGCTTCACATTCCACACAGAGCCCTGCGGCATTTCCACACGCACATCGAGGCGGGTTGATTCCGGCAGGTCACACGGTTCACCGTCCTGATAGAAAATGCGCTCACCTTCCGGGGTGACGTCTTTCAGCCGCCAGTTCTGGAAACGTTCCGGCAAATGCGCATGCTGACGGTGACAGGTTTCGATGATAATACTGCCATCTTTCTGTACGCGGTCATCGACATAAACCAGCTCAAGGCCGTTATTGTCTTTCGGTACCGAAATACCGCCGTTTACACCCCATGCGCCATCTGAGTTATAACCAAGAATGCCGGTAATGTGATATTGGCCGGTGCCGGTACGGCGGACTTCCGCGCCTTCGGATTCGTCGTTGGTTTCATAATGGCCATCAGGATAAATCTGAACGATTGGCGACGATTTTTTATAATATCCACTGCCGTCTACGATATACATATTGGATGTCAACACCCTTACCGATTCCCATGCAGAACCAGTATACCGATGTATCGCCATGTGCGTCGCGCCGTAGTTGGGAAGGACTATCCTTTGTCCAATATCCCCGGAATACCTAGTGGTTATAACGCTTCCAAATCTGTCTCCTATAACAGAAGGGGGATTTTGACTGTTCTGGTCAAATCTATACATACCATTAGGCAAATTAGTGTTAGTGAAATTTGTCATATACGGAGGATAGTCCGCGTATACTGACCCCCATCCGGTTGCCTGCTGAATCCAAGAGCGAGTCGCAACTACGCCGGTGTCATATGGTATCGTCACAATGTGCTGGTTTTCGCCGTTAGCTTGCCGATACACAATGCTAAGCATTGATGCTGTACCTGCATGAGGATTTGTCTCCAGTCGCACATAGCGGCCATCGATCTTTACTAAATCCAGTCCGGTATATTCTCCGTCACTAAAGCAGCGGGTGGAGCCATCCGAAATCAACGCAAAACGATATCTGTCTGTGGCGGTGTCTTTAAAACCGACTGTTCCCCCGTTTTCCAGCTGAACAACGTTCCTTTTGTTTGGACTTTGTACGCGGGTAACAGCGGAATTCGGTTTATACAGCATCTCCCCGACCCATTCCCTCGAAGCCAGCCCTTTTACATCCTCCAGCGTCACTTTTTGGCCGTTCGGCAGCTCAATTTCCACCTGACCGGTATCTGTCATCCACTGCTGCATTGCCTGGAGAAAGTAAACGATATAGCCCTGATTCGCTGACATGGTTCGGGCCGCATCTGAAATGGTATCCGGTACCGTGGTGGCGATAGAGTATTTCGCGCCGCTGAGCGTTACCGGGGCATTGAATGACAACACCAGCTCAGTATCACTGTTTACCGCGCGGATCATCATGTTGACCGGTGCTGCGCCGTTCTCGATGCTGATAAGCTGGCCGGGAGCTACACCGTGAATGTTCTTTTTCCACTGCGTTCCGGTACCGGTCACAATCGGTGAGCCGGCGTTAATGGCTATGGTGCCGTCTGTGTAAATCATGAGGTTTCCTTAAATTTCAGACGAAAAAAAACCGCCGGAGCGGTTATTTTGATTGAGCTATACGTCGGTTATAAATATAAATCACCGTCGATACAGTGGGTGTTATAAATCCCCTGCACATTACCGTTATTTGTCCACATATCCCCCATCCAGCCGGAGTCCACTGTTGCCAGAAACCGGACATCGTAATAATTACCGCTGACATACAGGCCAAGCGCTGCCAGGTCGTAGTTTTTATTCTTGATGGAAGAGACGAACGTGCCGTAGTTTGCCAGATTAAAATAGGGAGTCTTGTATTTGGAATTACCAGACATTGCAGATAACAGCTGCCCTCCCATCAACGGGCAGTATTTGCTCGTATAGGTTGTCTTTCCATTCTGGTTACAAATTTGAATCCCGTATTTTGGCAGAACGGATAAATCAGGGTTGTGATCGAATAACAGTACATTCAGATAGGCAGGAACGTCAGTCCAGATTGAATTCCTGAATCTCAACATTGTGCAGGCCTGGGATTTTGGTCTGACATAGATTGTATAGCGACTTTCGTTGCTGATGTCGTATCCGGGTATTTTAGCGCCGCTTCCCTTTTTACCATCGCTGTAAACCGTACCGGCCCACACACAGTAACCCAGCTTGGAAAAATCCGTCAGCGTTGTGACACCATTCATGCCACGAAGCTGAATGCCATATTTACCCGCAGCGGATTTGGGTTTTGGGGTGCCATACACATCGTACACAAAAAATTTACCATAGGGATCATCCCCCCAGGCAGAGTAATCACCGCATTCTGCATAAACATATATGTATGGTTCTTCCAGCCATAGTTTGTCTGTCCATAACTGAATAACTCCGGTCAGACCGTAAGTTCCGGCGGCGTGAGCCCCCTTTTTCACCACAATAAAGCAATTGTAGTCGGACATACCGGGAACCACAGCGCGCCATGCTTTGCGGTCCCGGATGTATTCCCAGACCCCTTCCGGCTCCACTCTGTTTAATTTTGCGGATTCATAGGGGAAATAAAACTTAAACTGCCCCAGTTTTGCCAGTGGCTGACATTGTTCATCGTCCAGGTAAAAAGGCTTTGAACCCGTCTCGGGCTGAACATAAATACCGTACCGACTCAAGACAACCTCCCGATCCTTACCCGCAACACGTTGTTTTCATCAAAAACATCTATCTTTGCGTTATTAATTTCCATCCGGCCACCTGATGCCGCGCTGCGAACATCAAGAGTTCCGCGAAATGTCGCACTGTTAAATTCAGCATTGCCGCCCTTCGCGTCTATCAGAAAACCGGTTTTCCCCGGTACATAGTTCTCCGACTGCATTTTGTCAGTAACGACAACTTCATTAAGCCAGGCCTGGTTGATAAATGCCTCACGTATAAAGATCTGTCCGCCCTCCATGTACATAAACAGATCCATGGATTTGCTGGACGGGTTATAAAATGCGAACTTCTGCGCGTTAAAGCCGATAAGCGTGTTCACCTCCCCGCCTTTCAGCTCAGCCCCGATAACCATACCAGCGGAATAATCCTCACCGTTATAACGGATCCGGACTTTCATATCGTGAACCACCGATGCCTGACCGGCGGCCATATCCCACTGCGCGCGGATGGAGTTCTGCGCCAGCGCCAGACCGTCTTCTGCTTTAACCTGTACCGCGTCCAGTTTCCCGGCCAGCGCCGTGGTTTCCGTGACGGTGTAGTTGCGGACTTCGATAATTTCCGCTTTCATCGAGCCGGTTTCGCGCTGCCAGTAATTCCACTGGCCGTATGTGTTGTTGGCATTGTTGATGATGGCCTCGAAGTTATCATCCGCCTGCGACTGCAGGTCTTTGATGATTTGAGAGTCGCCCAACCCGGCGGCCACTTCATCAATAATGGTTGATGCATCAAAGTCGGCCACACCGCGCACAAACTCAGTCCAGGGGGACTGATTTCCGATTTTATCTACCAGGCGGGCGCGGAAATAAAACGCGGTACCGGCGGCCAGACCGGCAAGCTCATGAGAGCGGGACGGGTACGGCACATCGGCCAGCAGTAACAGATTCTGACCATCGTTGGTTTTGCTGTACTGAATTTCGGTTTTCAAGGTATCTTCCGTAAATTTCCCGAATTCCCAGTTCAGTTTGATCCCGAATACCAGTGTGGCCGCGCGGAAGTTCAGCGGCATCGGCGGATCACCCACCTTGCCGGTCAGCCGGGTTTCCTCTGAATACCCCCAGCCGCTGGAGATTTCCGCTGCATTTATCGCCCTGACCCGCACCAGATAGCGGCCTGAATAGACCCCGGGCACGTCAAATGAAGTGGTGGCATTACGCGGCACATTGATCCAGTTACCGTCATCACGCCGCCACTGCGCCTCATAGGCAATGGCATTCTCTGCTGGTGACCAGGTTACCTGCATGGTTTCAATGCTGATCCCCTGATTCACAACAGAGTAAGAACTGATAGTGATACCCTTCGGCGGGAACTGGTTGCCGGGCGGAATAACACTGATTGGCCGTTCATCGAGTACCGCGCCGGTATCTATCCGGTCGTATTTGTCCGGATCATGCATGGCCGCCGATATCGTGAACGTGCCGTCATCATTCTCAGTCACGCTCACCACCCGGTACTGCTGGGCGTACAACTCGTCTGATTCCGTTACCCAGACACATTCCGGTTCCGGCGTTTCACTGTATTCCGTGGTAACGGTGAGCACGTTATCCGTGATCATCTGAATCGTGCGGGCCTGTGATTTGCCGGAAGGCAGATTCAGCATCAGCCGGTCACCCGGCGCCGTATCCGGTTTGCGGTCGAGTGTGATACTCCGGCCATTCACCGCACTGACACGGCCGCCGGTCACTTTCCCGGACAGGTTTTCATCCGCCACCGCGATGATGTAGCCCGGCTGCGGAATATTGCCGTCCAGCCCCACGCCGAATGTCACCACGCGATCTTTGTTGTTGGTCAGAATGCCCCAGCGGCCTTTGCGGTTGGCCTCAGACTGGCGGGTACAGCCGATCGCCGTCATTTCCAGCTGATTAAAGCCGAACCGGTAAACCAGTTCGTTTTCAAACACCGGCTCCATCGCATCGGCATAGCCGTTTAACGGATCGGAGTACGACACCAGCGCGGAGGAATAGCGGGCCTTACTGCTGCTGCCGGAATAGGTGAATTTACCGTCCAGCACGTTGGCTTTGGTGTAGCTGTAATCAATGTCGCGCGGCATATCCGCCAGGGTGATAATTTGGTTTCCGCCCCAGTAGGTCATTCCCCGGAAGGTGGCCGCAAAATCCCGCAGCACGGTATAGGCTTCATTGCGATCCTGCACATACACATCACAGATATAGCGCGGCTCAGTGCCGCTGCCACCTTTGCCGTCCGGTACCGGCTGGTCACAATACTGCGCAACGCGGTACAACTCCCATTTATCGATATTCTGAATTTTGATACGGTCACCGAGGCCGAAACGATCGGAAATGACAATGTCGTAGAATATCCAGGCAGGGTTATTGGTCCATGCCCATTTAAACGAGCCGTCCCAGGTACCGGAATATGTCCGGTGTTCCGGATCATAGTTTGACGGTATGCGGATAACCCGCATCTTCGGCTCACAGGTGACCTGCGGAATCGAGCCGTTAAACTGCTTTGAGTCAAACTCGATATACAGCAGCGCGGTATGCGGATAAGTCAGTTTGGCATCAATCACCTCGGTGTAGCTCTGTAACACCATGGTGTCGCCTATTTTGGCGCTGTTGGCATCTGCCGTGATTTTCCGCACCCGCAGTGTCCAGGATGTCGCAGACTGTGGCAGATCAATACGGTGAGTGCGCTCATAACCTGAGGTGGTTTTACCCTTAACCCGGCCGTCCACAGCAGTTTCCCAGCTGCCGCCGTCAGTCTGCAAATCAATGGCGTATTTCACCTCGTTGCCGACCATATCCCCGTTATCCTCCTGCCGGAACAGGGACGGCCATTTCAGACGGACGCGGACCGCAGACAACTGCGAGTTAGTGAATGCATGTGCCCACGGTGTGCTGCTCTGCACTGTGGTACCAACCGTGATTTCATTCTCCGCAGCCGGCATCCCCTGAATATAGGTTTGCGCCTGGGTACCGGGGCGGTATTCCCACACCACGCCGGGAAAGTTTTCCGACCCGTCAGCATTCAGCAGCGGCGTACCGTCCAGAAAAATAGCCTTCCCGGTCAGCTCACCGGCAAATTCACCTTCACCGAGGGCAATCAGCAATTTTGCTTTGGCAACGGACTGTAGATCGTCCGGCTGTTCGACGGGCGTGCGCGGGCTGCCACCGCCTCCTTTGCGGCCTGTGATTTGTGTCATTGTGGGATTCCTGCTGAAAAACTGAGAAAGGGTTACTGCTGATCTTCGACGTAAATTCCGGCTGAGATAACGGCCCCGCCGATGCGGCGTTTACCGTAACCGATCGGTACCGGGTAGCCCTGAGAAACGGTATTCGTCGGGGCACCGAACGCATAGGACGGTTTATTTTCGCCCTGGTCTTTCATGGCGATCCCGTTTGGCTGCGGTGACAGCATCTGAATAATGCCGCCCAGAGCCATAGCTGACCCCATGCTGTAAAGAAATGGGGACGCAAAAGCCAGTGGGGTAAAGCTTAATCCAAACCCAACGGCCACCAGCACTGCACCGAAAATAGTCTGGAATAATCCGCCCCGCTTGCTTCCGATAACCACTGGCATAATTTTGATCACATCATCAGTAGCCGGAAATCCCAGATCATCTTCACCGATATTTTTTTTACCTCGGAACAAAGCATAAGTCAGCCCGCGCGATTTACTGGTATTCAGGAATTGTTCAAAACCAGGAATAGTGCAACATAGCGCCCGAATAGCTTCTGATGTAGTGCTTATTAAACGCTGATGCGTTTTGCCAAAAGTTTTACCTAACACACCACCTAGTTCTATTTTCACCATGATTTCTTGTGACATATTTACCCCATAAAAAAACCCGCACTTAAGCGGGTTATTTGTTAATTTAGATTGTTATTTAATTTAACGTAGTTGGCTTTATATCCATATTCCCGTAGGCATCAGTGAAAATTCTGTAAAATTTACTTTCACCCACTTTCACTGATATATCTCTTTCCTCACGCATTCCACCAAAAGAACACAGCCCCTTACCATCCAAGGCAGCACCAACAATCCGCTCTCCTGGTGGTACATAAAACTCAGCCTTCTCACCGGTATCTAATCTGGCAACAGATTTACCATCAATAAAAACTGTTGCGTAACATGCTCCCCCGGTATTTCCGGAATCTCTCACTATAGTGACTTTCGCGGAATCATTATTCTTTTGCTGTAATCCTGTCACTCTATCCTGAGGGGCAAATTTTGCATTTTGGGGAGATACTTGCGTTGTGGCACAGCCAGAAATAAATAATATCGCCAAGAGCGTAATAACCTTTTTCACAAATTCCCCCTAATATATTTTATATGCTGCAAAAATATCGCGATATAAGGGTAGCTACCAGTGTTCATTTTGTCATGTGTAATTTATGTCTCAGCACCATAACTGTGCGATCACGCCAATAACCGCCATACGGAACCCGCTGACTCAGGTGTCCATACAAATGATGCAGCAGTATATTATCACCCAGCAGAATACCGGCATGATTAGCGACAGGTGCCTGTACCTGCATCACTATCACATCACCGAGTTGCGGGTCGTCAACCTGAATAAATCCCGCCTCCTGCCAGTTATCTGTGTACCGGTTTTCGCCCTGCTCCCACCAATGATAATCCACCCGGTAATCCGGCAGTTCAATGCCGCGTTCCTGCCGAAACCAGCTCATTACCAGACCCCAGCAGTCCGTAAACCCGAGCACAAACGGCCGACCGAGTAATGGTAATTCACCGCGCGGCTGAACAGTCCGCAGATCCCCTTCCGGCCAGCTGATGATATACCACGGCACACCGAGAGCATCGCACTGTGCTTTGTCCAGTTCTGACGGCCGGGTGGTAGCATCCGGGTGACTGTGTACAATACCGGTCACCGTACCCCAATCCTCAGCAACGGCGTAATCCTCCGGCGATAACACGAAGTGTTCTTCCGGTGTGACCGCAATATTACGACAGGGAAAGTATTTCACCACCCGGGATTTTTGCGCGATCACCCCGCAGCACTCGCGGGGGTATTCACGTTCTGCGTGGGCAAAAATGGCTGCCTGAATGTTTTTACGCATCATTATTTCCTCAGTAATGAGGTTCCCGGAAAGCCGCCGAACGGGATCGGATTATTTTTCCCGAAACGGGGAAAGCAGCCGGTATTCAGCATGCCGCTGCACTGATCCTGTGCCGGGTCATCCACGCGGTTGCCGTGTTTGTCAAAATACCCGTTCTGCCCGGCATAATCACAGCCGTCACCGGATTTGTATTTGCCGCGTATGCACCAGGTACACATTGCATGCAGTTGCCGCGTCGGGATCAACACCCCCTGCAAATCCATCGGGCTGGCTAAATCAAACTCGATAACCTCATTGGTTTCCGAGGATTTGCTGTCGATATAAAAGACCGAGACTTTTTCCTGGGCAGGATCTGCCGACGGGTTACCATCCGGAAAGTTTGCTGCGTCCAGATAATGCGCCAGGGTGTCGTGTATCGTGACTTTCGCTTTCAGCATGTCATCGTATGCCAGACACAGCGCGGTGATTGAACCGTCGAGGTTTGCCACCGATAACTTCGGCTGTGCGCCTGATCCGGTGGTGGATGCCTCTATCCCTTCAATCTGCGCAGGCCAGGCCCGATACTCCTCTCCCTGCCACCAGATGGATTTCGCCGGTAATTTTTCCGGATCACCACCGGCGGCAGTAATTTCTGCCTCTGTATGTGGGATGTTGTATGCATGGAACCGCAAAATATCCGGCGCACCGAACGCGGTACCGTCAACCTCAAAAAGCCGGACGGCATTACCCGGTTCCAGCTTCTGGTAATCGTTTGTGATCATGGTTTAAATGCCTGGGTAAAAGTGAGAGAGAGTGAATAATTGTCACCGCCGAGCGGGGTGAGCTTCGGATCATCACAGCGATACAATCCGGTATCCTCCAGTGGCGGTGTCCACTGAAATGCCCGGATTCCGCCGTGCCGGTCAATAAAATCACGGATTGGTCGGATATAACTTTCCGTCCCAGTAAAATTCAGTGACCACTTCTGGCTGCGGGGATTAATGCCGTCACCGCAAACCTGTTCATAACCGTCACCAAACTTCGCCTTACGGGTTCTGAAGGAGATATCGCCCTGCGGATTCAGGCGCGGACTCCAGGTGAATGTTTCTATCATCTCCCCCCCTTAGCCAGATTCCAGACAGCCCCGCCGGGACGGGTGTCCCTGTCCATCAGTGCGCGGTACCGCTGGTCGACATACTGCCCTATATCTCTGCCGAACCGCTCAAGACCACCGGATGCCTGAACCTGCTGATTTCCGTCACTGTCGATGTGGATATTAACCACAGGCGCCGTACCACCGGCACTACTGCCACCATAGGCACGCACACCAAGGTTACCGTCCGGTCCGCGTTTTAGCGGCATAATCGCCTCAGATCCGGCTTCACCCATCAGGCCGATATTGGGTGCGCCGCCTTTGGCGAACGGGAACACGGTCGGTGAGCTGACAATGCTGTTGCTGTATGCACTCAGCCCCGGGGAGGTATACACCCCGCCGGTCGCATTGGGTGCTATCCCCATCGCATCACCCAGCCATGTCCCGCTCAGGCCGCTCTTCAGCGCGTTAAAAATGGTCATCTGGACGATCATTTTTGTGATGTCGGTGAGGATGGATTTCGTAAAGTCGGCAAAATTCGCCCGTCCGGTGGTCAGAAAGTCAGTGAACATAGATGATGTGCTGTTAAGCGCATTCGCTGACGCATTGCGCATCATTGCAAACGCATTGCCGCTGCTGTCACTGAAATCCTTCCAGCCCTGCTTTAACCCGCCCTGCCAGTCCGCCTCTGACGCTGCTTTGTCTTTTGCGGCCTGACGGACGATATCTGTCTGCTTTTGTTGTTCGGCGTTCAGAACGGCGGTCTGATCTTTGTATAACTGCGAGGTTTTATCTGAGATTTCTTTATCCAGCTGATACCGGCGCTGGCGGAAGTCATCCGCAATCCGCTGTTCCTCAAGCATCAGGTCATAATCTGCTGTCGGCATCATGAGTTGCAGACGCTGATTATCCGCCTCCTGCTGCATGGCCCGGGTGCGCTGCGCTATTTCAAAGTTCTGATCATCAAACTTTTTACGCAGTCCTTTCAGGGCAATCTCACGTTCAAGCCCAGCGTTAAGCTGCAACTGAGTACGGATCGACCCGGCGTTTTCCATCACACTCTTCTGAGCGGCATTCAGTTTTTTACCTGCCAGGCCGACCAGCTCCTGCTCAAATGCAATCAGCTTACTTTCGGATGCGGTCAGCTTTTCATTTTCAGCAAGCTGTGCCCTGAGTGTGGCGGTCTGCTCCATAAGTTGCTGCGCACGGCGCTGACCTTCCGGAATACCACTGCCGCCGTGTCCCTTCTTATCCAGTGAACTGTAAAGGCTGTCGATCCCCTTCATTGTCTGCTCAAACTGCTTTGCATCCATCTGACCGGATTTCAGCTGCTCACGGGCGGCATTCTGCAGTTTCAGCTTTTCCGCGTGTTTATCCGCGCCCGCTTTATACGCTGAGTTTAACTGCAACTGCGCATCTAACTGTTCGCGGGTGTTTTTTATCTGCTCCTTTTGCTGCTGCTCTCTTCGGTCAGCTGTAATCAGCTCTGCCGCCTGAAGTGTCAGTTTTTCCATATTCATCATATGGTATGACACCATATGGGCAGTGGCCGCCGTATTTGAATAATCCCGCAACGTGTTGTTCAGAAACTGATAACGCTTATCTATTTCACTGACACTTTCAGCGTGTCGTTCATTCGCTTCCTGCTGCTGACGATTAAGTTCACGACTGGCATTTAATGCACCATTTCTGGCAACCTCTTTGGCTTCCTCCAGTTTCCCCTGCCGTTCCAGCAGCGCAATCCGGTTTATTGTGGCCTCGTCAAAAACCAGCCCTTCATTGATAAGCTGGCGCAGGCTCTGCAACGGCTGCTCGTTAATAGATGATAACTTTGTGATCAGGAGATCGGCGCTGCCGCCGGATTTTTCCAGCTGCACGCCGAATTCAGACACTTCACGCAGCATAGAGCCTGAAAAACCGGCAGTCGCTGCCGCCGTCACTGTTTTGTACGCATCCGCCGTTCCGCCCAACTGATTAGCCAGCGTGCGCAGCTGGTATACCGAATTATTCAGCCCCGCCCCGCCTTTCTGAATAGCGGCATTAAACGCCTTTTGCCGTTCTTCCGCTTCTTTGTATTGTGAATACAGATAAGTGGCAGCACCGGCGGCGGCCATCAAACCAATGCCGAGTGTTCCGCCCAGCATAGCCCAGGTGTTTTTCAGCAGGCCGCCTGCCTGGGCGGATGCACGCTGTGCGAATGTCAGTTCTCTGTTTGCTGCCGACAAGCCAGCGGTGGCGGAAGTGAGATTACGCTTACCTGATGCCTCGTTACGCTCTGCATCAACCAGACTACGGGCTGCCGCGCGGAGTTTATTTTTTGCTTTTTCCTCCGCAATGTTTGCCTCACTGATTACACGCGCGTTCTCCGCGTGTTCTCTGGCATACGAAACCGTGACACCGTGCTGCTTGTTTACCCTCGCCTGCCTGGCATAATATTCATCCAGCGCGATGGCCTGTTCCCGCCTGGCGGCAGCCTCATCACGCATCCGCCGGGCAAGCTGAATCTGTGACTGCGCAGCCTGCTTTGCACTGCCGGCCTGCTTTACCTGTGCCTGTGCCATCTGCACTGCACTTTCCGCAGCGGCAATATCCTGTGCCCGCTTATTGCTGACAGCGGAGCCAAGGCGATCAACATCATTGGCGGCCCGCTCCAGTGCCGGAATAAAGGCACTGAGGATGGATGAACCGGCAACATTCGCACCGGCTGAAATATTGGTCAGTGATGACCGTAACTGCGCGAACCCGGATCGCGCTCCTGAATTACCCATCTGCGCGATACTGTTACCGGTCCGTTTCGCCTCATCGGAAACACGGGCCAGGTCATTTGCTGTTCTGGCCGAATCCGCGCCGACATCCCGGCTGAATTTTTTCGCCCCGGCAGACGCTGTACCAAAAGCATCGGCCACCTCTGACTTAAAACTGGCTGCGTTGAGGTGTAACGCAACCGCTAAACTTGCAACGTCAGCCATTTAAGATCCTCATTACATCATTGCACTGCGTGCTGATATCCGGTGATACCGTTGGTACCACTGTGTTTTCCCCGGCCTCACCCGCAGCCTCTTCTTCCAGCATAAAAAAAGCCCGCCAGTGATTGAGCAGATCGGCGGGCATGTCAGCCAGTTTCCGGGGGTCAGGTTCCCCCCACCGGTCTGCCAGCTGAAATAACAGATAGAGGCGGGGTGAGTCCGTCAGTTTTTTTTCGCGTCCTCAATGGTCCCGTAGCAATATTTTTGCAGGGTATTCATTGCATCCACAAAAACAGGATTACTGTGCGCATCAATAAGCTCTTCTGCCGTCGGCAGATTTTCCGCACTGATCGGGGTTCCGTTCTCATCACAGATAGCTGACAAAATCAGACCGGCCCCCGCAAGGGTGACCCCGGAATAATCACCGGCATCAAATGCAGCCTTGCGCTCTTTTTCGTAGCGGTCAAGCTCCCCGACAGTGAGACGCCGCAGATAAACTTCTGTACCGAAGAGTGTGTGTTTTTCCGTGTGTGAATCCGGTTTTAACAGGGCTGATTTAAGATTCATTATTCTCCGTCTCCTGTTGGTGGTGTGACAGTGGTGGTTCCCCAGGTGATGTTGTTCTGCTTACCTTTCACGGTAATCTGGATCACCTCACTGGCTGGGGCGCTGATGTCGTTCATTTCCCAGCCTGACAACGCGAGGATCATTGTCGCTGTACGCCCGTTCGGCAGTGCAAAATAAAACTGCACGGTCTTACGCTGCTCGGCAGCATTGAGAAACGCGGCGAAATCAGCATTGCCGGGATCATCAATAAACCCGAGTGATTTTTCAGGCCCTTCCGGCAGATCGGAAATCGACTGTTTGTTGGTATCTTTCAGGGTGGTGCAGTCAATAAAACCACCGGTAAGCCCGGTAGCCCCCAGCGCTTTACAGTTAATCAGCGCTTTCATTTTGTCGACGGTATCACCGGCCTCACCGAATTTTACGATGGTACCGGCGGGCAACATGGCGTATTCCGGGGAGGATTTTTCTCCGGCCATAATAGTTCTCCAGGTTAACGGTTTTCATTAATACCGGCGCGTATGGCGGCGGCAAGGGTGTTTAAAATATCTTTACGGTGATAATCCAGCGCAGGGCGTATAAACGGACGCGGGATCTGTTTTGATGTCCCGAATTCCTGAGCCTGCGCCTTCATGTGGTGCGCTTTTGACGGACCCACGCGAACGGTCATCAGGGTGATGTATTTTTTATCCTTCATCCGGTCAGTGGTTCTGACTTTGATGCTGTCCCGCATGTGGTCATCGTCGTGACTGCTGTCATAACCGGCGTACTGTTTCATATCCTCAGCAACAACGGTCATCGCCTCACGGCCTGCATCGCGCAGTATTTTGGATGTTAGCTTTTCCCCGAGATTCATCAGCTCCGCTTCCAGCCCGTCAAGGCCGGAAACCTTAACCGTAGTTCTCACGATACATCCTCCGGATAAGTGATAATAAAATCCCGCATGACTGACCAGCGGACGGTGTTTTTTGTCAGCTCTTCCCGCCCCTGCTGAAAACCACCACGCTGCACGGTCTGCACCGGATAATTACCGATGTAACCGTGCACTATCGGCTCCCATGCATCACGAATGGCTTTATCCAGCAGCAGGGCTTTTTCGTAGTCATTCAGTACGTGAATGCCTATCTGAAAACGCGCCACGATAAGATGAGTGGTGACCATACCGGCGGAATAACGCGGATCACTGATACGCTGAAAGGTGATACCTTCCTGTGCATCTTTCGGTAATAACAGGGGGAAAACGGGCATTGCGGTGATAGCGGAAAGAGACGACTTAATGTCACTTTCGATCATGTCGTATGTCTGCCTCCGTGGTAATAATCAGTTTCGCCGGATCGTTACGGTCACAGGCACGGACGGTAAAAAACCGGCTTTGGTATTCAATCACCCAGTCGATTTGAATATCCGCGCGCGGCCGCACAGTAAACTGCATGGCTTCAATAACCTGATCCTGCTCTGCCGTCCGGATTTTACGGTTGGATATTGCCTCGGCTTTGGCCCACACCGTGATGACTTTCGTCAGTTCGGTACGGGAATCACCGAGATCCCCGGTCACTACCTCCGGCTGATACAGGGTGATGCGTTTTGTTAGTTCACCGGCACGTAACCCGCTCATTCCAGGTACCTCACATAAGGTTGCAGCAGCGCATCAACCGCCATCGGCAACACCGCCACAGATTCACCAGTTACAACTGATTCGCGGTTTGCATACCAGTTACCCACCAGCAGGAGCATAGCGACTTCAATATCACCGTTATAAATCAGGGTTATTTCCGGATCCGGGCTTTCATCAGAATCCGTGATTAAGGTGCGCCTGGTATGATTTTCCACCAGGCGGCCGGCGGCAATAATATAAGATTTCAGCAACTCATCTTCATCATGGAAATCCTGATCCAGTCTCACCTGCTGTTTTGCACGTTCCAGAGAAAGCATTATTTCCCCTTAGCACCACGCTTGGATTCAGGTGCAGCTGGTTTTTCCGGCTCTGGCTCTGGCTCTGGCTCTGGCTCTGGCTCTGGCTCTGGCTCTGGCTCTGGCTCTGGCTCTGGCTCTGGCTCTGGCTCTGGCTCTGGCTCTGGCTCTGGCTCTGGCTCTGGCAGAATATTATCCGGAATCTCCCCGGCATAACCTTTTTGTATCAGTTCGCGGCCGTGTAATTCTGTCGTTTCAATTTCTTCACCTTCCACAACGACACGGTGTCCGAAATAAAATGCCCGGAGTACAGTCATTTTCATCATATGATCCTTACGAAAAAGCGGCCCGCAGGCCGCCTGTTTTCAGAGAATTATTCACCGGCACCGGCTACAGTGAAATCGCCATAGACAAAGGCTTCCGGGCGTTTTACTGCCAGAGCAAGGCGCTCTTCACAACGGATTGAGATCATATTTTTCTCAAAATCGTCGGCGTTTTCAGTGGAGATCACCACATTGGTTTCTTCACGGTCAAACAACTGAGCACCGGCATTAAACGCCCCTGTCAGGAACTTACCTTTGAATGCTGCCGTTTCTGTTGCCACAACCGGCAATCCCCACAGTGTAGGGCCGGTAAGTGAGGCCGGATTGGCAAGGATGTAGCGCCCCAGCGAATCCTTGGTCAGTTCGATTTTCGCCCAGTCAATAAAGTGCAGGACATGCCCGGATGCCGGGAAACGTGCCAGCTGAGACTGCAGCATCGCCAGGCGCAGATCATCAATACCATTCTGTTTTTCAACGCTGAATTCAGCTTTGTATTTCGATGCCTGCGGGATAATGCCGTGCAGATGCGCCCCGGAGCCGTCACCGAACAAAATTTCCTGTTCTTCAACAAACTTCAGGCCGTAACGCATTTCAGCATCCACCAGTGACTGCAGTTGTGAAAAGTCATCCAGGATCTGCTTGGATGCTTTAAACATGTGAGCAACAGTGGTTACCGGGGTGATTTTGGTTGCAAACTCAATATCGCTGTAAGGCTTGGTGGTATTTTCCGGAACCACTGCTGCCTTATTGGTAAATCCGGTCTGCTGAACCCAGAAGATTGCCGGTGACTGCGTTTTTCCCGGAGCAATCAAATCACGGATAAATAACCGTTGTTTTGGTGCCACATCAACACCCGGCAGACGGTGAGGCTCAACAACACCTTCGGCAACGCCGGTTGAAATCAGCGCCGCCTGTACCGGTACAGAAATGCGTTTATTCCCCTGGATGCTGGAGTTAATATCTTTCAGCACTTCTGCCGAAATCAGTTGCTGACCAAAAGATTGCGCGGCTTTCAGGGCACTCTGAAGAGGCATCTGGGCAATGTGCTGTTCCAGTTCCCCCATCGCGGATTTAATGGTTTTTTCGGCTTCGCGCAGCGCGTTAAGCTCCAGCGCCATTTTATCAACAGCCTCTTTTGTCTCTGCACTGAGTCCGCCCGCTTTTTGTGCTTCTGTCAGTGCGCTCTCCGCCTTGGCATTAAAGTCGCTGTTTGCTTTTTCAATCTGCGCTTTCAGACTTTTCAGTAATTCGTTTGTATCAGACATAATGTCTCCAGTAATTAACGTGCCGGAGTAAAGGCTCTTACCGCCTCTTCCAGTTCAGATAAGGTTTGTGGATTTATTTCAGCGGCAGCGCATGGCGTACCTTCAGGGTCGGAAGCAGCGCCCGGCATACTTCCCGTTAAAGCAGAAATCAGTTTCCGGCGCTCAGAGCGCGGTGTGTTTGTTTTTGCCAGCAGCGCATCAATTTTTCTGACAGCGGCCTGCGGGGTTTCGTCACCGTTATCGATAGCGTCCGCTGCCAGAAGACCATCGGCAAACCCGTTATCAATGGCATCGCTGCTGCCGATATAGGTTTCTTCATCCATCATCCGGCAGATATCTTTTTCATCCTGTCCGGTTCTGGCCATATAGATACCCGCCATGGCTTTATCAAACGGCTCAAGATCAGCGGCCAGTTTTGCAAAATCATGTCGGTTACCCATGCTGATAGCCCAGCAGTTATGAATCATCAGAAACGCGCCCCGGCCCATCAGAATTTCATCTCCGGCCATCGCGATTATTGATGCTGCTGACGCGGCGATACCCAGGACATTGACGGTGACATGACCATTGTGTGCCCTGAGCAGGTTGTAAATAGCCAGGCCCTCGAACATGTCACCGCCGGGGCTGTTAATGTTTACCACCACATCATTGTCACCGATAACCCGCAGCGCTGCGGCAATCCGCTTTGCGGAAACACCATCACCCCACATATCGGCACCGATCACATCAAGAATGGAAATAGTGTTATCAGCGCTGGCGGCTTTTATGCCGCTGTTCCAGTTTTCCAGCGCTTTCGGTTTCAGTTCATAATTAACTGACGCGCAGGGGCGACCCTCCGGCGCTGCCGGCAGGTTACTTTTTTTCATGAAATTTACTCCCCGGAATGAGGTGATTGCGTGGATTGTTGTTGCGGACCCGCTGCGGCAGAAGATGATTCAGGGAAAAGCCAGTTCGCTATTCCTGCCCGCAGTTTTTCTGATTCATTTTTTCCGTTGTCTTTACCGAGCTGATCGATCGGGGTCAGGTTAAGCTGGACAGTATAAATATCACCACCATCAATCGGCGGAAGATTTTCAAGGCGGCGGACATCATTGCGGCTCATCCATCCGTTTTGCAGTGATGTTGTGTAGTAAGCTGAACGCCCCGCGCTGTCTGCCCTGAGTAACCCCTCAACAGAGAATTCAGCATAATAATCATCGTCATCATTCAGCAGGCAACGGCTGATTTCCTGTTCGATATTTACCAGCAGCGGACGCAGTGTATTGGTCAGAAACTGCATATTCATTCCTTCCACACTTGACGCCCAACTGCTCTGTTTATCCATGTGACCAACCATGAACGGCGGCACGCGGAACCAGCGGCAAATCTCCTCTATACTGAAGGTCCGGCTTTCCAGCATCTGAGCGGCCTCCGGGTTCATGGTGACATTGTTGTATTTCATGCCCCCTTCAAGCACCATAATTTTCCCGGCATTTTTCGAGCCGACAAATGCCTCAATATATTTTCTGATCCGCCCGCGCTGATCATCGTTCAGCGGCATCTCAGCTGACAGAAATCCGGAACTCTGAAGACCATTTTCGAATATTTTTGCGGCGGACTCCTCGACAGACATCGCGGCACCAATCACATCACGCCCGGTTTTTACCGGGATCATGCCACAGATACCATCCATCCCGAAACCACGTATATGCATCATCGATTTCAGAGGAATATCGCGCTTTGTTTGTGTCAGCGGGTCGGTATATTCATATTCCAGACGACCGCTTTTTCCGCGTCTTACCACCATATTCTGTGGTAAGAGCGGGTGCAAAGCGACCAGTTTTGATCCGATATACCGCTTCTCAATAAAGCTGTTACCCCGCAGGCAGATACTGGCGACCACCATCAGCATAAAACGGGATGGTGTCATCTCGGCGTTCGGCTGCTTACATAAAAGCCGGTATACCGGATGCTCTTTCGCCAGCGTCCGGGAGCCGTCACGCTGATTCTGATAGATTTTCAGCGGTAATGTTGAGATGGACTCACTGAGCAGGCGCACACAGGACCATACCGCAGACAGCTGCATGGCTTTATCTGCCGTCACTATCTTTCCGCTGCTGCTGGTACCGGCCCATTCCTGCCAGAACTCACCGGATGTCAGATGAACAGGCACACCCAGCCAGTTAAGCAGCGCACTGCGGATGCGGCCCGGTTGCTTATGTTGCTTCATTAAATACCTACCATAATTGGGTTTTCAAAGAATCCGGAGAGATCCTGCTTATCTTCCCCGCCATTTACCATCTGGCGTGATTTGGCCGTAAACAGCGCAACCGGTCCGTCAATTTTGTTTTCCGGTGTCGATTTATTCGGGAAGATGTTGTCGTTTTTGTCCGGTTTTACGGTCACGTTCGACATCATCCAGGACATCATCGGGTTGTGATCATGGTGAAATTTTCCGGAATAGACATCGGCCTGTACTGTTTTCATGGATTCGGACATGTTTTTTACCGTCTGCGCCACTTCCACCAGCGGGATACCCTCTTCCGCCAGGCGGCGGGAGAACTGCACCGCGCTCCACGGGTCAAACCCGAGTTCACGCAGATCATCACCTTCGCACCATGCCAGAATGTCGGCTTTGATGATGTCATGATCAATAACTTCGCCGTCCGTCAGTTCAAGATGTCCGGCAGCCGCCCATTTCCGGTACAGATCGGCAATATGGTTCGGTGCGGTTTCTATCCGGCCTTCCGGCAGCCAGAATTTACACTTAACATGCACCTGTCCGCGCGGATCTTCATAAACCTTAATTGCCGCGGCCACGTCGATTTTATTTGCCAGGTCAACACCGATCCAGACAGGGTAGTTCTTCAGTTCATCATCCGGCGCATTTTCAGGGCAGTTGTCCCATTTTCCTGAGTCCATCCAGATCGACTCCGCGTTAACCCACATATTGAGGTGTTTGGTCAGAAAGTTAGGCCGGGCGGCTATCTGCTCTTTGGCTTTTTTCGCCAGACGGCGCATATCATCAAAGCGTTTGCAGACACCCAGCCCCGGATTAGCCTTTATCCAGACAGACTCATCGAACGGTTCATCATCTTTATCCAGCGTGTAAATGGCCGCGAAAAAAGTGTCATCCTCCACTACGCCCCGCAGTACCTTGATGGCGTAATCCCGCAGTTCGTAGCAGATGCCTTCGCGGTTAAATCCCGCTGTGGTGATCGCAAACAGCAGGGATTGCAGGCGGGCACCGGTCCCGGTTTCCAGCACATCCCACACATCACGGGTTTTGTGGGCGTGAAGTTCGTCCACAATGCCGCAGTGAATATTCAGGCCGTCGAGGTTGTTTGCATCACTGGAAAGCGGTTCAAACTTGGATGCAGACCGCTCCTGGTAAATCGCCAGTTTATTAAATTCAAACAGGCGGCCGAGTGAGCCTTTGGCCTTTTTAATCATATTTTTTGCATCTTCAAACACGATGCGGGCCTGGTCACGGGTGGTGGCAGCCGAGTAAACCTCGGCGCCCCCCTCACCGTCAGCACCGGTCATATACAGGCCGATGCCGGATGAAAGTGTGGATTTGGCGTTTTTACGCGCCACTTCGTTATAGGCTGTCCGGAAGCGACGAACCAGTACCGGATCGCCGTCATCGTCGTACTGAGCCTCACCGCTGAGTTCATCAACCAGCGGGATCACGAAACCAAAGATATTAATCAGAATAAAGGTATGCCACGGCATCAGCTCTATCGGCTTGCCTGCCAGCGCCCCTTTGACGTGCGGGACAAACTGGTAAAAATCCAGAATATGCTGGGCGCGTTCTTCAATGAAAAAGATGTCGCGCTCAGGGCCACGCTCCAAATCATCAAGAAACCGCTGACACGCCAGGCGTATCAGTTCGCCCGTAACTATTTCTCCGGCAACCACCTGTTCGGCGTACCGGATCCCATCTGCTACGGTTGCCATTCATCATTTGCGCTTTTTCATAAATGCCTCGAAAGGGTCTTCTTCGGCTGGTGTGTTAATCGTTACCTTCGAGCGGGACGCCGGAGTCATACCAAATTCACCCAGCATTGCCCGGATCCGTTTCCAAGCATCGGCTTTCATTGCCGCCACCGGGTGTGCTTTTATCAGTGTGCCGCCTTCGCTTTCTGTGGTGTAGGTATAGCCTTGTTCATCCAGCGTATCGCAGTGCTGCCGGTATTCGGTATATGCCTCGATCAGCAGCTCCAGCGCTTTGGCATCCATCGAACTCATCACGCCCATGGCATCGAGTTCTTCCCCGATCCGCTTAAACCAGTATTTCCCCTGCTTGGTAAAGTGCTTCGGAGTTGGGGGTACCCCTGACGGCGGTTTCGGTTCTTTTTTATTGATCGGGCGTTTTGATGGGTTACCCCTGACCAAACGCAGGTGTGACGGGGTTTTCGGTGGTCCCGACATAATCGTTTTCTCCTATTGATTCCCATCCGGGGATCCCGGAAAAAAGTTTTCTAACCTGCGGCGATCTGAAAAGAGGTAAGGCGGCGGTCCTCTGGCCGTGGGGCGGCAGGGATTTGACCTCCCCCTGCTCTATTCAAGGTGAATATCCGGAGCATCATCAACCACAGACGGACGCCAGAGAAAACTAACAGATATAGATGAATGCGGCGGCGCTGTTGTTTCTATCTTTATGTCGGTCTGGTGGGATAACATCTCACCATCAACACTGAGGCAATACCCGACAAACCTCCCACCTTTGAACATCCTGGATAGCTTAACCTGCTTCTTTTTCATCGTGTTCTCTCCGTTGCAGTCTTCCGGTAGTGACATGGCCAGCACAGACTCTGCAGATTGCTTTCCGCATCGGTTCCCCCATGTGCTTTAGGTGTGATGTGGTCGACTGTCTTTGCTTCAGTTGCCCGGCCTTCACGCAGACATTGCTGGCACAGGTGCTTATCCCTGCTCAGCACCACAGCACGCAACCGGTCCCACCTGGTACCATAGCCGCGTTCGTGACGGCTCTTACCCTGCTGGTGGTTCTCCCACCCTGTATTGCGATGTTCTTCGCAGTATCCGCTGCGGTCGGTGGTTGTCTTTGCGCAGCCGCGTTTGCGGCACGCGCGGGGTATGCGTGGTGGCATGGTTAGCTTCCAATTAAAAAGCCCTCTCAGCGAGCAGGCTTTGTTATGGGTTATTGCGGTCCTTTCCGTATATTTTTCACTAACTATACATGTGTACCCATGCTTAATTCATATTAACAATATATTTAGTTATAATTGCCGATATTAAACATGACAAATTTGTAACCATTCCGTAAGGGTATATAGCCAATAATATTATAATCTCTACAAACATCACATCTGCAATAGGAATATTTAATGAAAAAAAACATATTATCAGTATTGTTATACTCCTCATTGATCTTGCCAGCTACAGGATTTGCTTCTGACCTTTTAAGTGTGCATATACTGAATCAACAGTCAGGGACTCCAGCAAGCAATGTCAATGTAGTACTTGAACAAAAACAAGGTGAAAGCTGGCATATTTTAAACACAGCAAGGACAAACAATGATGGTAGAATAAAAAAACTCTGGCCCGACAATATCAATGAAGAAAAAGGGATATATCGAGTTACATTTAAAACCGGTGAGTATTTTAAAAGTAACAATTTAAAAAGCTTTTTTCCTGAAATCCCGGTCGAGTTCAACATAGAGGATACAAACCAGCATTATCATATACCACTATTATTAAGCCAATATGGATACTCTACCTATCGTGGGAGTTAATATACAAATTACCTATTGATAGGTAATTTTACCCGCCCGGCATTTTCGCCGGGCTAATTTGTTATAACCGCTATGACTATTTAGCAATGCACCGTTGTTCAATCTCAAGTATTACGCGCTTATCCGGACTTCCTGTTTCGCTCCGCATCCGCTTTCCGGATATCCATCAACTGTCCGTTTGCCTGGTCCAACGCCGTCAGCAGCGGTTCTATCCATTCAACCACCTGGCAGTATGTCAGTCGGCGGGTGGCAGTGGTGCCAGTACCGGTTGTGTCAGTGATGCCGGGAGCGGAACGCATTGCTGATTCACGGATGGCGTAGACGTGACTGAGCAACCCGTCAGAAACAGGCTGAGGAATATACAAATTGCAGGTAGCCTCTTTCCGGATGATTGTGCGGTATTCAATCTGTTTCTCCTGTGATTTGGCTTCCGCCTGAACATTCCGGTTGGCGTTTGCGGTTGCCACGCGATCGAAAATATCGATGCTGGTGTAAGCGTTATAAATCACCTTTTGCTGGTCAGTGATAACCTTGTCTTTGTGTTGACCTTCCGATTGTTCTGCTGACAGTAAGCTGAACATCCATAACCCGAAGAACACCACCGCCCACAGCCAGCCGTTGAGCAACACAGTAATTACTCTTTTCATGGCGCTTCACACTCATAGTGAATCACACCGTCCAGTGGGTTACCCGCCAGCGGCTTACAGTTAGTCTCGAGTGAATACAGGTAACAGCCTGCCAACAGGCTGACCGTCAGCAGAATGATAGCAATGATGATCAGCATTAAAGGGTTCCGTGGCATACCGCTTTCTCCGTCTCGCGCCGGTTGATCAGCCCCTGCCACTGCTTGCCACCGGCAAATGTCCAACGTTTCATTTCGTCACATACACCGGCGATATCACCGGCATTGAGTTTGCGCAGCATCGTCGAACGTGAGAACGCGCCGAGGCCGACGTTGTAGACAAATGAATAGATGGCCGCCCGGGTATTGTCATCAATCGGCACTTTAATCATCGAGTCAACCACGCGCCGGACTTTCGTCAGGTCGTCATGCAGCAGCGCCTTACATTCAGCGTCCGTGTACAGCTTGCCGGGCTGAATATCACTACCGGTATGGCCGTAACATACGGTGAGCACCCCGGCCACATCACGGTAAGGTTTGTACTCAACACCCTCATATGCAGGGATCAGCACCAGCGCACCGGCAATCGCGCCAGCAGCACAAGCGGCCATTACTTTTTTATATAATCGGTTATTCATGATGCTCTCCGGCTTTCAGCTGGAATTCCTTCCGTTTGTAATACCAGTTCACCAAGAACGTCCCGACAGTACAGATGATCCCTGCAACAATAGCCCACTGGTCCAGAGATAAAACGCCAAAAGCAGAGGTTATAAGACCCCAGGCGTATGCTGTAGGGCTGGAATATTTGTCAGACATGCGCATATCCACCCCCTGCGGAGTGTTCCGTATGTTGAGTGATAGGGTAATGCCGCAACCGGGTTATATGTTTTAAACAGGTTAAAATGAAGTGGCAGCGGCATTATTCGGATAATCCCACCAGCGGCGGGAAAGCAATAAGAAGAGCACTGTGGACGAATACGGATTAGGTAATGAGCCTGTTGTATTCCAATGCTCTTATTGTTGCTAATGGTAAAAAACCGCACACAGCTCTTGTGTTAAATGATAATGAGGTGATTGATACTGTGGCGGCGTATATGAAAAAAGGCCGCACATGTCGGCCTTTGGGAAAACTCTTATTTTCAACCTGCGGAATAATTAACCAGCTATACTATTTACTGACATAACCGACATAACTTCGTCTCGTCGTGCAATATTTGATATATATGATACTGATACTTTTTTGCCGGCCTGTATGGCCGGATTTTTATATCAATAAGTTAAGTTTCACGGAAAAAGAATTTATTTTTCGAAATAAACACTATAGTTTTCCTGTTCACCAATCCCATCAAAAAACAGAGCAGACTATACTAAAAACAATAGTAGTCATGAGGTTTTTTACTACAAAGCAGTGACAATATTAAAACATTATGATTTTCACCATAACCTTTACACCGTAAATCATGTGGGTTAAATACTTCGGAGAGAAAACATGTTTGAATATTACAAAATAAACTATAATTGGGGCTACAAACAATGGAAACTTAGTGACGATGTACTTTTGGAAGCTATAGTCACCTCAGATATAACAATAGCAGAAAAAAAACTTATTCAGTGGCTAAATCACCTGGAAAAAGGAACCACCTCTGTCGATAAACAAAATATCACATGTTGGTACTACGGAGGTGTATGGCTTTATTATGCTAAAAATGAAAACGCTATTTTCATATACATGCACTCAAGTGGTGAAGATGCTTTTGACTCGCTGGCTTACTGTGCCAATAAAATAGCAAAAATTCTTTATCAAAATCACACGGCTACTGAGATTAAATGGATTGAGCACCCACACCGTCGTAAGTACCTTAAAGAAACAACAAAATTTTACAAATGATTGGTTGATTTGTTAAGAATAATTATCACTATCAATTAGATGTTGCTTACATTTACTCCCAGCACTTACTGCCGACATAATTCCAAGAGTGTCGGTTTTTTATTCAGAATACTGCTTACTATTTATCAAAACACCATTGTTTTCCCGCTTATTCAACTCAGTAAACGCCAGTTCTTTCATCCAGTCAGCAAGTAATGCTCTTGTTTTTACAGAATCCAGCATCGCCCGTTCCTTTTTGGTCAGGCGAATCACAACCACTTCTGTTTTCATATCAGACATAATAGTTACCTCTGGTTACCAAGGTGATCATTCTGCCACAACATGGATACAGAACAGTCTGACTTACATGTATTTACAGGCAATAAAAAACCCCGCGAGTGCGAGGCTTATAAGTGCGTTGACGTTGTTGTCAGTCTTATCACCGACCAGCAGTTGTCCGCCCTGCCAGATATTAAAGCTCACATAATCACCGGTAGCCGCACTACCCAGATTACCGATGGATACTGTTAATTTTTTCATCTCAATACCTTTTTTACAGATACGAAAAAGTCACGCAATGCGTGGCTCCGGGAAGAGTCTTATTTTTAATCTGTGTAACAATTAACCCGCTATACTATTTACTGACGTAACCGATATGGTTTCGTCTTGTCGTGCAATGTTTGATATATAACGCTGACACTCTTCGCCGGTCTTTATGACCGGTTTTTTTTATGTCTGTGAGCCGGATTGACCGGACACCGTGCGAAAAAACATCACAAAATTACAGATTGACTTATAAATACAAATGATTATCATTCAATTAATGCTTGGTCCTGACAAGCATCGCTCCAAAACAGCAGGTTTACTAAAACTATAAATATAAGCGTTACGTCGAATTAACCGGCTTGAGAGATTGGCCGGTTTTTTTTGCCTGCAACACAACATCCTTTCCGTGACCTGATTGGACACACCTTAAACAGGTCTTCAGTGCCTGTCGTCATGCGGGAGACATAATTTATTATTGACTTATAGATGATAACAATTATCATTCAAATAACACCTACGCCAAGTAGTCAGGTATTATTCATTGCTCTCAGTATTTACTGCCGGCATAACTCCAAGAGTGCCGGCTTTTTTTTGGGGGATGACGACCAATGCAGACATTCCGTCTGATGATGTTAATACTGGTGGTGCTGACGGCGTTACTCCTGCGGCAGGTATTGTATCGCGAGTTTCTGAACAGCATTGACAATCCCTCTGAACCCGTCAGTATTCTGGCACACATAAACCGTGTTCTTTCACCACCGGATGAATAAAAGCCATCAAAAAATTAAGGTTGATATCCGGATACGGAAATAGTTATCATTCAGTTAGCACCCACGCTGACCGGGTGTTACCTCGCATATATCATAATCACTATAACAACGACTTTTCATCAAATAAGTTAACCGGCTTAAGAAGCAAGCCGGTTTTTTTGCATTAAAAAAACCAACTAAGTGATCTGTATCCACATAACGAATCCGGACGCGCAGAGTACTCATGGCACATGCGTTATATGAACTCTCCGGAATTTCCGGAGAGTTGAAATGATTGTGGAGGCATACGCTGAGAGTGTATGCGTTCAGGTTCTCCATGGCGTGTGTGCTTCTATCCCGATAAGCCGGCAGGGTCGTTCCTTGCGCTCATACCCATGCGAGTTAGCCGATCAGCCCCGGCATTCTCCACAATGGTTAAGGTAACTCCCGGCTTTGCGTATGGATTTCAAAAGCGGCAGGCCTACCACTTGAAGTGACCTTACCATTGCCGATGTGAAAAAAACCAGATTAATTTGCAGTCACTTAAATGATAATAATTATCATTTACTTTTTTGATTTGCTATTATACACTGCCTGCTGTGTCCACTTAAACTGTAGGGATATAATATGGTGAAACAAAAAATTAATATGCGTTCTCGTTTATTCAGGGAATTATTTGAAAAGATAAAAATAATGGCTTCTGTTGAAGCTACCCTGAAATCACAAAGCTGCCCTAATGAAGTTGCGATAAACTCACAAGATCAAATTACACTAATTTCTATTAAGGAAAAGTGACCCTTACGAGCGTGGACTTCAGGATACATAAGGAAAAAACCGCACATAGTAACCTTATGAAATTTGTGGTTGACATTTAAATGAGAATAATTACCATTTGCAGGGTACCCAAATTGACAGGGTGGGTATATTAAAAAAACACTTGCTCATACAGACCAGTATTTGCCGCCGACACATAACTATCCCTGTGTCGGCTTTTTTTTTTGGAGTGCCACATGCAGCGGCTAATGAATACTCTCAAATGTTACTGCGCCAAGCATACCTTACTCACACAGGAGAGGGGGAACACTCTGCGTGGGTGTCAATCAGAAACATTCTCTTCATGCATCAATGTGCCGCAGCAGAAATTATTCTTGCACGCAAAGGCTGGAAAATTTCTGTCATATATAATGATCGATTCGGCTTTCCTGTATATGCCATCAGAAGCAAAAACGGAAGGAAGTTAAAGTGTTGCTATGATGACTATCAAAAAGAAATGACAAAAATCAGATAACAATTAAATAACAATCAGCCTAATCATAATTATAAAATGTGTAAACTGTAGCCATTACTGCGCCACTGAACATACAATATCCATATACTAATAAGTATTTTTTCCTCTGGTTTTCTTACGATATAACAATACAACTGCAGGAATAGCAAATGCATTAAAAATCAAAAAATTAGTTAGTGGCAATACTCCACCATGAATAAGCACTGGAATCAAATTAAACATCACAATACTGACTATCAACCACAGCCCCCTGACTGGCTTTAACATCTCTTGTGATTCATTTTTGTCAGCATCAGATATCCGGTCATTAACCTCTTTACTGGTCATATCATCCTCAAAATCCGATAATACCATACTGATAATAATAACTGTTATCCATTAAGATAGCCAGCATAAAAACGTATGCAGACAACCGGACACCTTTATATCATCCTGAGTGATAATCAAAACAAGACATCTCACCATAGTTAATCTTTTTTAATTATATTACGTGTAAACACATACTATTACGCTATAATATTAAAGTAACAAAAATCTGATGTTATATGAAAATAATGTCGTTTATTCTTTATGCCGGTTATTCCCAAACCGGCTTTTTTATGCCTGAAATGAGTGGCTGATTTAGTTCAGGCAGACTACCCCACGCTACCAGAACCTCATAGCAAGTATTCAATTGTTCCGAAAAACTGAACATGTGAACTATCCGGACATTCCGGAGAGTTGAGCCTGTAAGGTTATCACTGAGTCTCTTCATCATGCTGGTTTATGCATAACGGACATAAAACCACTGCCCCTCTTGCCACAACGATAGCCTGCTGAACCGCAGCGTGCTCTCCCCAGTAGTATCCAACATACACTGTACTTTTTGCCTGTTGTAATTTCGGACATGCCTTTTTATGCAGAACAGAACAAGTATCGCTGCCCGGTAACGTCAAATAATAATCCATATACCCCGCCTGTTATTCTTTTATTCACAGAAATATGAATAACACCCTGGCAAGGATTTTAAAAATTAGAAAAATTGTTGATTTCGGCCTTAGTCTGCTCAAACAACCCCGCTTCCATCCCGACACCCAATACCCGGCTGTTATGCTTCAGTGCGGCTTTCAGTTTTGCTCCTGCCCCCGACGGGCACACCACCTTCCTCCTTACCACCGGATTTGCACTATATTTAATACAGACAGAGCAAATGTATCGTTTAGTCACCGGGAGGATTTATGTATAAAAATATTCTGGTAGCGATTGATATAGCTGAGGATGATATTTTTGGAGAAGGACTGACATCAAAGCTTCCGCCACACGTTGAATATATGGCTGATAAAACACATACGAACGTACACTTTTTTACAGTAATTCCATTTTTCCCGAATTTCGCATCTTATGCGCGGGAATATGACGTATTGTTGGATGAAAGAAATAAAATCACAGACAAGGCACTATCTAAACTTATTTCAATTACTAAGATTTTTAATATTAACCCGGCCAATACCCACCACCATGTCAAAACCGGCAGCCCGATAGACCAGATATTAAGACTATCCACAGATATAAATGCAGACCTGATTATTATCGGGTCACGCCAGCCGACAATAACCACCAGACTACTCGGCTCTACCGCAGCAGCCGTAGTCCGCTATGCAAAAGCCTCAGTTTTAGTTGTCCGCTGACACCAGACAGGCGCCCGCTCCGGCGGGCTTTCCTTGTATGGCGGCCGCGGTTATTTAAATATCGTTTTGTTTTAATATGAAATGCTAAATTTTATTTATAAGCACCCTTGTAACCCTGATTCGCTTTAACAGCCATTCTTATCCGGTTACAGACATAAAAAAACCCCGCAAGTGCGAGGTTTACAAACAATTGTGACCACATATCAAATTACTATTAAATATGGCTCAAATTATTCACTTTTGCAAGTTTTAGCTGTATTTTTGCGCCATATCTCTGCTCTGTTGCTTCTCATTTTCCGCAGCGCTCCACAGTCCAAGATTTTACAAATCAATCGCAGTTCCTGCCAGTGCTTTTCATAGTGCATATTCCAGTTATTCCGCTCAACACCCACCAGCTCGGCCAGTTCAGACTGATAGTAATAACCGTCTTTGTTCAGGGTGTAATCATGCACTGCCAGCCATACCAGCGCCCTGAGTCGCTCTTTCACTTTTTTCGACAGCCGGCGACCTTTAATCCGCTCCTGCATTTCATTCCATACATAGGTGGTGATAGCGGTCTGGTGTGAGAACTTCAGCTCTTTACCGTAGCAATACAACAACCAGGACTGTTCTGCTGCTTCCAGCTCCATAATTGCCCGCCGCCAGGAGCAGTTCTGATAGTCCACCCGGTCAATAGGTGGCATCGGTAAGACGGAACAGTGTGTTGACCAGCAGGATACCGCATCGGTTTCACGGCTTATCTTTCTGCCGTTCATGGTAATATCACGGGGCTTTCTTCGTGGGTAGCGCGTTGTGTTTCCCAATACAAATCCCTCAAATGCTTCAAGCTGGCCTTTGGTTCTGCTGCTGTGATCAGTCATTGCGATGGTCGCCATATCCCGCAGGTACTGAAAATCGTGCTCAATCATCGTTTATCTCTCCGCGCTCCGTACAGTGCATTAACCAAAAACACCGATCCCGTATGACCGGTTCATAAACTTAAATAACAACTCCAGCTGGCTGCCGTGTTTCCGCTCCCAGGCGTTCACATCCCGGTGTAACTCGTCATGGTGAATACGGCACAGCGGGATGGTGAAAATATCGTGCGCCTTTGTGCCGGTAACGCCGGTGCCGTGACCAATGATGTGATGCGGGTCGTCGGCCTGCTGACCACATACGCAACACGGCTGACTCTTCACCCATTGCAGGTACTTCGGACACTCCCAGCGCTTTAACTTCGGGATCTGCATAAAACTTGCTGGTGGTTCCGGCTCTATATCAGGAACAATGACAGGTTTTATCTGCTCTACGATGTCCTGAACAATCCGGTTGTGTGAGCGCGTCCGGTGAACAATGGAATGCTCCGTCATGGTGCCGGTTATCTCTTCTTCCGGTGGCTGCATCAGGATGTATGAACTGATAAAGGCCGGAAGATGATCACTGACACGACGCATCACCGACCAGGTGAACAAATCGGAAGGATTCAGAAGGTGGCCGACCGGCAGCCGCAGGTCGGTAAAGATACTGCGTGCCACAAATGCCCGCTGGTTGCGTAACAGAATTTTGTCCGCCTGCTGCTGGCAGTACTCTCCCTTTCTGAGAATATTGTCATGATGCCAGCACGTCCGGATAAAACCGTCTTTGTGGCGGGTCACGGTCAGTTCATGGTGATGATACGGATCTGCTTCGTCATCAATCTGGCAATGATTTACTGATGAAACGTAATGACGAAATCCCTGTAAACCACCTGCAGCGTTTACCACGGCGGGATTGTCCAGGAAACGCAGTACCCGCTCATCTGTCAGCAGCGGCTGTGCATCTGCCGGAACGCGGCCGGACGGAATGCCATCCATTGAACGGGGAGCCGCACTCACAACATAACGGGCACCGTTCCGGAAGTTGCAAATCTCAGCACCGGGATTAAACATCAGGATCCGGGTATCTTTCTGAACAAAGCCGGTTAACAGGTAATTCATCAGGCCACCGCCGGAGTCATCATCAGTGCCAGCAGTTCCGCTGATTTGCTCTCAAAGAAATGCGGCTGCGTTTCCCGCGGATTTGCCGGGGATGTCATGTTTTTACCATATGCCAGTCCACGCGTCGTTATCGACCAGAACAGGCGCTGTGTACCTCTGGATCCGGGCCGGGCTTTCTGTTCGACAATCCCCAGTTCAGCAAGGCGTTTGTATGCTTTAGTCGCAGACAAGGCTGCATTGTGATTTTTCAGCAGCGTAGTCAGAGAGGTTGTCGGTCTGCTGGAGCCATCCACCGCGCCCGCCGGTGCATCAATCGCATAGGAGGGAGCCAGATCCGGAAGACCAGCCATTTTTTGCAGTTTCTGATACCCGCCCAGTTTTGAGGAATTCGACAGATTCAGCGTTTTCGCCATAGACTCCAGCAGGATAGCGCCTGCCTGTACCTTATCGGCCAGCTGTACCGCCTGCGGTGTTCCGGCCACCGCATCGAACGTGCGGATAACCTTCAGGTTGAACAGCGGGCTTATCCACATGGCATAGGCATAAACAACCTCACGGGCAACATATGTCCCCTGCTCCGTACCGCCGCGAATGGTGTTTACAGAGGCGATGCTCATATCTGAGCATCGGTCGATTTCTGAACACAATGCCTGTGTTGATTCCATCCGCATAAAGTTAGATGGCTTATGGCGCTCCTCACCACCGGCGGCACGGTGTAAATCATTCAGGCAATAGCGACCGGCCATGTCCCGGCGCACATTAATACCCTCAACAATAATCAGATTGCTCATCGTTTATCTCTCCGCTCATTAAGCGCAGCCGTATACTGCGCCTCACATCGCCAGACCGTTTTTTCTTCTCAGTTCCCGCTGTTTTGCCGTGAAGGCCGTAAACAACCGGTTATAGACGGATACAAATTCCCGTTCGGTGAGAGTGGCCCGGTTCTCTTCCGGTACCGGGTCCGTACAGCGGACCTTTTTTACTCCCCGCCGACAGGCTGCCACCAGTTCCTCATATTCGCGGACTTTTTCCTGTGCATCCGGCAATATCCGGAAAGCCATCCGGTCATTCCCCCGCCACCGGGTCGGTGTGACCGCTTCAATCTTCGCTAAAACCCTGACAGCTGACTGGCTGATACTGCGTGATACGCCGTATTTCTCCATGATGTACCCGGAGGTGATTTCAGTTCCGGCCGGTTCCTCTGCTGCAATTCGGGTGTAAAGCATCATCACGCAGCCTCCCGTTCTTTTGCGGCCTGCTCTGTGGCCTGTTTCCAGTACCCGCGAAATGCTGCTCGTCCGGCAATTTCATTCATCCGCCCAATGTAGGATTTGTGTTTTGCGACCAGCTCCTGTACGCGGTTTTCTGGCTTCCAGTCGGAGGATGAGAACATTTTTCTGAAGACTTCATCGCACTCGGTGGTGTCGATGTTCTTTGAGTCCGCAAAGCGTTTAAATCCGGCGGCCGTATTCAGCCAGTATCTGAAACCGGAGTTCCAGCAGACATACTGCGTACCCTTGCTGGCGTGGTAATCGCTGAACTTCTGAAACTCGTCCTGAATGTCCAGACCGGCGGCTTTGGCCTGCTCAATGTGTTCTGGTGTCGGAGCAAAGTTTTCCGGCATCACGGTTTTGCTTTTGGCTTTTCCGCGAACAGGATTAATATTTTTATTATCTGGATCTATGACTGGATCATTACTGATTCCGGGTGCAGCTCCTGCACCACTACCGGAACCATTTGCACCATCCGGTGCATCTGCTGCACCAGTCCGGGAACCATTTGCACCACTCACCCCCGCAGGATTTGCACCACAGGGTGCAGGAGATTCACCACTCACAGCGGTAGCATTCAGGCACAGATGATAAATATTTGACTGGTTCAGACCGTTGGCCGATTTTCGTGACTCAACACGAACCAGCCCCATTTTCACCAGAGCATTGATGTGGTTCTGCACTGAGCGTTCAGATATTTCACACTGCTCAGCAATGTACGGCACAGACGGCCATGATTCCCCCTGGTCATTGGCATTGTCCGCCAGTTTGACCAGTACCAGTTTTCGCAGCGGGTTGCCTGTTTTTATCTGCAAAGCCCGTGCAGTTAAAATCATGCTCATGGTTTCACCTCATCCGGACAGCGTGCATACCGTTCCTGAAAGATTTTCAGCGGTTCAAAGCACGGGTGCTCATAACCGTCACGCATGAAAATCACCCGGCTGTTTTCCCGGTCATACCGGATAACACGGACTTTCCGTCCCCGCTTATCGGTGTAATACCGGTTCAGATTGTCAGCTGTTTCTTCAGGCATCCTGACCTCCGCTGCGGTAATAAAACTGTGACCAGCTGTCCTCCACCTTTTGCCGGTCTACCATTTCCGGTTTTTTCCGGTAGTTGTCGGCTGTGCCGCCACCCGGTATGCTTTCCACATAACGAAGTGGTTCACTGCCGGTAACAATGCATTTGAATTGCCTTTCCGGTATTGAATGAGTTAATCTGCTCATGCGTTTATCTCTTCACACAATTGATATGGCGCGATCGAAGCCGGGAGCCGTATACTCCCGGCTTCACCCTTTCTGAGTCCGGGTAAATAAAATAATCGTGGATTCAACCTCGTCTGTTCTGGCCTGCATGTCTCTGTAGTGTGCAGTCCGTATTGCATCCGCTTCTCCTGTTGTGATTTCTCCGTCCTCAATAGCCTTACTGATACACAGGTCCACAGCCCCGCGCATAACGGATGCCCTGACGCTCTTTTCGTATAAGTCAGTACGGCCGATTTCACTTTTTTTCGGACTGTCCACCAGCAGCATTCCGGACTCCGCCGCAACATATTCGGCATACAGCACAGTTCCGGAAACTTCCTGCATCACCATCAGGTCATGATGATCAAAGAACCGGCAGCCGTTTTTCTCATAAAACCGGTTATTGAATGACGTCAGGGACAGGCCAAGAGAACCCGCCATTGCATCACGTCCGCCGGGGACCAGACTGCACATCTCTCTTACAACTTCTTTCAGGGATTGGTTTTTCATTGCCTACTCACTTTCAGTATGAGTTGTAGTTAACCGTGCTTTTCCGTGCTGCTATGCTGATAAAATGCAGGGTTGTACTTAAGTCCTCCATTTGTAATTCGCTCAATAATTAACGCTTGTTTTTCGGGAATAGTTTTCTTCCAGCGGCAAACTGCCGGATGACTGATATTAAGAGCTGCGGCTGTTTTTTTTACTCCGCCGAAAAAATGAAGAACATCTCTCTTCAACATTTGTACGACTCCTCAGACCTTTGAATACAAGAAAGGTAACAAAAGGTACAATTACATGCAAACACATTTCACATCATTGTGATGTAACATTGGTTACATGAAAACGGAAATGAACGAACGCATCAAAGCTCGTCGTACGCAACTCAATATGACGCAACAATCCTTGGCAAAAATGCTCGGGGTCTCACGCGTATCCGTTACAAAATGGGAGACTGGTGTCACAAAACCAGATGGTGAAAACCTTCACATGCTGGCTAAATCACTGGATGTCTCTCCTGAATGGTTACTATTTGGCGGAAATGAACCACTTTCGACTGAACTGGTATCTGCAAGAAAAACCATTGCTGTCAAACAAATCCCTGTTATATCGGCCGTACAAGCCGGTGACTGGACATCAACATACGCATCAGCAACTATTGATGATGTACTTCGCTGGGTTAACACAACCGCCCGGGTATCTGAAAGTGCGTTTGGCCTTGATGTTAAGGGTGATTCAATGACAAACCCAAATGGGGCACCAACAATCCCTGAAGGTTCAACAGTCATTGTTGAAACACAATTTGGAAGTATAGAAGATCTATATGGAAAAATTGTTGTTGCAATACTCGATGGCACATCAGATGCCACAATCAAAAAACTAGTCTGGGATGCTCCCTATACCTACCTGATTCCGCTGAACCCCAATTTCAAACCGATAGTAGTCAATGGTAACTGTCGAATCATTGGCAGGGTTATTCAGGTTATTCAAAACATCTGATTTATCCCTCCCTCATTTGCCTTATCTATGCAGCAATGTAACTTTTTTTACATTAACTATTGACCGCAAATGTAACTTAAGGTACTTTTTATTTCATGTAAGAGGTACTATTTTTTACATGAGGCCAATATGAACCAAGAACCAATCATCACCACCAACAACATGTCAGCAGACGAAGTTGCGGCGTGGATCACTGAAAAAGCCCGAGCGCTTCAAAAACTGCAATCACTCCGTGCTGAGCGTCAAAGAGAGATCCGTGACCACGAGCGCACGATGGCCCGCCTAGATGAAGACATCGCCAGATGGGAAGACCTCTGTGCTTTAACAGTAAATCCGCAGTAACGGCTGCGTATCTGAATAACTGTGTGAAGAGTATCAATTAGTGTGGGGAGATAGACGTTATGACAACTGAAAATGAAAAAAACAGCCAGGTATTAATTGCCCCGGCTGATATGACAGGAGCAGAGCTACATACTCACTTGTCAAAATTATTTTATCCATTTGTCGCGTTTAAACAAAAGACCGAAATGGTAAATCACCATATTAATCTTTTGTTATTGGCCTTAACTGACGCGGAGAATGTGGCTAAGACATCTTTAGATATATCCAGCCGCTACCCAGGATCCACCCTTCAAGCGGATCTATGTCAAAATTATCAGCGGGTGATGGCATTGCAAGTTTTTCTAAAAAACTTCGCGCCTTTTCCGGAAGATTAAATTCAGAAAGCGGTTTTTGTAAAACCAGTAATTTCGCCTTGTTACTTAATTCATTGAATTGCTCAGGAAGCATGCCAATTTTAGAGTAAATAAATGAATATAATGTTTCTTGTGGTGACTGTTTGTACCAAATATCAGTCTCCGTATCGCGATGCTGATATAGCGCAATTTCAAGAAGAAATAAAAACCGTGCTTTTTTACGAATTGAAAATGAGACGGGTTCATTCCACTCAAAAGAATATGGACCGACATTATGATACTTACAGAGTGTGCTGCCAATTGTCTGCCATAAATTTGCATACTTAGACATTCTATATCCTCTTGGTTGTGTGAGAACACCAAGATACCACTGCCGCCCGAGGTGGTTAAACAACCGGGCACGAATATTGTGAGGAGAGACGACCCCATAACAATAATTATGCAGCATCATTAGCGGTCGTGCATAACACGGTGCAGTCCACCTGTCGGCCGCCATTTTTTTACAAACATAAGTCCACCGGTGTAAATCGTCCTGCCGGATAGATACCTTGCCTGACCGCCGGTGGACTTATCTTTGTGTGAAGAGACAACGAAAGGAAAAACGCGATTAGCGAGAATAACCATATGACCAATATCCCGGACTTTCTCTACGGGTTAGATACCGGTGTGTTTAAAAACCGACATTCAAAATCTATACCGGTAAATTCAAAGCTTAATTATTTTATGCCGCTTTAACCGACAGTATTTTTACTGCCCGCACCAGAGAATAAATTAGTTTAATAAAATATATAATCTTTATTTTAAAGAGGATATACATCATGTCAGAACAGGATAAGCCAAGTGTTAAGATTAATATTACAGTGACTTTAAATGAAGCGCCCTGCATTAATGTTGAGGTAAGTAAGGAATTCAACATACCTGAAAATGCACCTTATATAGCCTCTTTTTTAGAAAAAATCGGTGAACATATTGCCAGTGAAGGAACGACTACAGAGGCTATAAAAAAAGCAATAAAAGACACTATTAAAAAAAGAAATATTCACTGAAGCTACGCTCTTCTTATATCTGAACAGTCTTAATCGTATACGGTGATGTGCAGAGTGTGACTATGAAAATGTTAACTTTGGATGAATGGGCAGAAGACCGGTACAGGAGCCGCCCGCCTAAACTGGGAACATTACAGCGGTACGCCCGATGTGGCCTGTTTTTCCCACCGGCACAGAAAGAAGGTGGTATTTGGCGCGTGAGAGAAGATGCCGAACTTGTCGGTAATTTAATCTCACCGGTGATCAGCAAAAGTGACAATCCCAGGCTGCAAAGGATTTTAACTGATGGCTGCCAGACCCCGTAAAAATAATATCAATATCCCCAACCTGTACCCGTTTTTCAGCCGAAAAACCAGCAAGGTGTACTGGCGGTACAGACATCCCGTCACCGGGAAATTTCATTATCTCGGTGACAATGAGGAAGAGGCCAAAATAATTGCGGTTGAGGCTAATTTGCGACTGGCTGAACAGCGGAGCCGTCAGGTAATGGCGATCAGTGATCGGATGGCAAAAATAAAAGGCAAAGAAATCACGGTTAATACCTGGCTGGAGCGGTACCAAAAGATCCAGGCGGAACGTCTGGCAGACGGTGAAATAAAACAGAATACCTTTAAGCAGAAACAGAAACCTGTAGCACTGATGCGTCATGCGTTGTCACAAAAACCATTACCGGCAGTCGATGCCCGCGATATTGCCGATATTCTGGAGCAATATAAGGCCAGTGGTCAGCACCGGATGGCCCAGGTTATCCGTTCGGTATTGATTGATGTATTCAAAGAGGCACAGTATGCCGGTGAAGTTCCGCCCGGATATAACCCTGCCCTCGCAACAAAGCAACCACGGCGAAAGGTCACCCGGCAACGACTTAGTCTGGAAGAATGGCAGAAAATTTATGATATCGCCTGTAAAGACCATAAATATCTCGGAAATGCCATGTTGCTGGCTGTTGTTACCGGACAGCGCCTCGGAGATATTTCAGAAATGAAATTCCGTGATATATGGGATGACCATCTGCATGTCATCCAGCAAAAAACCGGAACACGGCTTGCTATCCCCCTCTCCCTTCGGTGTCAGGCTCTCAATATCAGCCTGCGGGATGTGATTGCCGGATGCCGTGATCTGTATGTCAGCAAATATTTAGTCCACTACACACGAAGTACATCACAATCACAGCCCGGCGGACAGGTAACCGCAAATACCCTGACCACCAACTTTAAAAAAGCCAGGAATAAAACCGATATCGACTGGGGAGAAGGAACACCGGCAACATTTCATGAAATGCGATCATTGTCGGAGCGTTTATACCGGGAACAGGGAATTAATACCAAAAACCTGCTGGGCCATAAAAACCAGCAGCAAACGGATAAATATCATGATGATCGAGGTAAAGATTGGATAAGGGTGTTGATATAATATTTTATTGGCTCATAGTTGAACTTACATATCAGCCTTCCAAGATAAATGTTAGACTTGTGCCAGAAGCGAGTTGTGTTACGCAGTCATAGTGGTTGAAAAGCAATAGTATTAATATTGTAAATAAAAATTAGTTATAGACTCCAACCATTCGTTAATTTATATTTCGAAGTGAAATTTTCATATGTTATCAATAGCTATCGCGCCCTAAATTTTAGTATAGATTTTCACAAAAAAAACCAACACCAATACATACTTCTTCATAAAACACATTGGACACGAATAAATTAAATTCTAATTTAACAATTAATATTTTTAACTTTACTTAAGCAATAAATTAAAATGGAAATTTTTGAACATTAATCATAACTTAATGTATGACTGGTATGAATTATTAAGAGATATATTAAAAAATGAGTACGGTTTTGATAACACAGTCATAAACTTACTTTCAGAAAATGGCTTACCATTTAAGACTATTTATCCTGAAGAGCGAAGAATAATTTCTAAACCTCGAGTTTTACATGAGTCTCTCTTATTTCACTGCCTTCCAGAGATGGTTAATGGCTGGGATACATAAAAAGAAAGGATTATAAACGGAGACAATCTTACCCCATATCTGAGCAAAGGAATAAAGGATTTAGGCTATCAAGACAAAATGTTGAATAAATGGGTAATTCATTGCTTTCATTTAGGAAATAATATGAGAGAAGGATTCATCGAAAGAACAGGCCCTTTGCTATTTGCATTCGTCACGGAGCAAGACTTTTATGCTATAAACATTTACAAACATAATGATTGGGCAGAAAATAAAATATTACAAACAATGCATGATAATTGGCCACAATTAATATCAGCTTACAAAGCGCCCAATATAACAAAGATATCTGAAACTATAACACCTTCACAAAGGACCTCTTTGCGAAAAATAAATGGCAATTCATTTTTTACTGCAAAAGATGGCACAGTATATATGCCAACAGGTGGAGGAAGTGTAGCTAGTGGATATAATTTATCAACAACAATAAAGGTAATGAGGACTAGAAGATATATTAATATTATTAGTGAAATTCTGGATTCATTATCTGAGGAAATAAGAAAAGCCTTACTCAAGTCAGGATATTTAGAGGGTAAAAATATAGATGCAAAATTAATAATATTAAACACAGGTTATCTTATATACTTTCCAAAAAACGAACTGATGTTAAATATACTACATACTATATCATAA